AGCAGCCCGTGACGACGTTCGCCATCGCTGCTGTCGCCCGCTCCTGAGCGGAGTTGCGCGGGATCAGCCGCGGCTTGCTCAGGCGCTTGTTGTGGAAGCGCACGAACACCTCGTACTCGCTGCACCACCCGCGCTTCATGCACTCCTTGTAGATCGCATCGACGAGGTGGGCGATGTCGCGGTCGGCCTCCTTCAGCTCCGCGATCAGCTCGCGCGCCGCGCGCAGCTCGGCCTGGAGGTACGCCTTGGTGCCCGGCCGTGGAGGTGCTACCTCAACGGCCACCGCCTCCGCGCTCACACCAGATCACCCGTCGTGAACGACGTGACCTGGAACCGGCCGAAGCTGGGACGGAAGTCGCCCACGCCGCACAAACGCCCCGCGTCGACGAGCACCTCCAACAGCAGCGCCGGGTTGACGTACTGGGGCAGGTTCACCATCAGGTTGAACGTCGCCGTCCACCCCGGCATGAACGCCGGGCGCACTCGCGTGATCCCCTGGCGCTGCACCATCACCCGGCGCCGATCCAGGTACTCCCACGTCGCGCACAGCTCACCGTCCCGGTACAGCGGGGTCACGTCATCGAGCACCACCACCGCGGCGCGGAACAGGTCGAGCGCGCTCTTGCGCGGTGACCGTGGGTCCTGGCGGAACTTCGCCGCGCCCTGCGGCCCAGCGATCGAGCCGAACAGCTGGGTGCCCGACAGCCCCACCATCCCATCGGGCGTGCGGTACACGTAGCTGTCCACGTCGTCGGTCTTCTTGGCTGCTGAGCCCTTGGGGGCTGCGGCCTTCGTGGCGACGCTCTCGTCGCTCCAGCGGTGGCACAGGAGGCTGGCCACGCCTGTGATCTCGACGATCGCGGAGTAGGGACGGCCGAGGTCGATGTACGCCTCGCCATCGTTGGTCGGCTCCAACGCATCAAGCGCGTTGGGAGAGTCAACTGCTGCCATCTATCAGGTTCCTTTCAAGGATGTTCTATCAGCACCTACCGCTCAGGAGCGGTAGACTCAGGCAGGGCGGAGGGCCACTCAGCTTGGACACATCGTGGCCCTCCGTCCTGTCCGATCAGCGGGCCAGTTCGGCCATCAGGTTGTCGAGCGCCGCCTGGAAGTCGGCAGCGGCGCGGACCGCTCCCGGCTTGACGGCGATCATGTTGCGCAGCATCCGGCCCTGGTACGAGCGGGTGGCCTGCCAGCCCTGCTGCTGGCTGGCGAGGAGTGCGACCGGATCGGTCGTCGTCCCCGCCTGGTAGCCCATGGCCCGGCACAGCTCCAGCATCGGCTCACCGCGTGCGGACAGGATCTCTCCCGCCGCGCGCAGGCCCTGGGTCACCATCTGCACGGACATGCCGTACTCGGCGGCCACCTGGCTCTTGGTGCGGCCGATGAAGCGGCGGGGGTCGTCGGCGAACCACTCTCCCCACTGCTCCGCAGCGCTCTTGATGACGGGACCCCCAGATCCCCCAACGGTGGGCATCACGCCCTCCCTTCTCCTGTCTCCTGATGGAGCAGGTCTTGCAGCGCCTCATCGGTGACGGAGTCATCGGCCATCACCAGCGCCTTGATCGTGTGGATGTTGTCGATCGCGCAGTCGAGCTCGTGCACGACGCCCTCGCGCACGTTGGGGCGCCGTGAGATGAGGCACCCCTCCTTGCCGAGCTCATCGAGCAACTTGCGCGTCTCGTGCAACACGCTGGCGACCATCGAGAGCTGGACCATCCCGCCCGTGGCGTCGGTCGCATCCTTGGCGGCTGAGCCGTCCTCCGGAACGGGCCGCGGACGGCGTCCCCTCGATGCTCGCTGGGTGCTCGACTGGATCACTGAGAGGTGGGCATCGGTGTCGGCAGTGATCGCATCGGCCAGCTCGGGCCGAGCGGCGATCGCCCTGGCGATGTCCTCCGGAGTCAGCGCATCGAGCGCGGCTTGGGCGACTGCGGGGGAGCCCTTGATCGCAGCCGCCATCGCTCGCTTGTTCTTGGCGATGTCGAGCGCCTTGGCGGCGCCCGTCCCATCCGCTTCGGCCTGCGCCCGGATCGCATCGCGGTCAGCCACCCCGGCCGTGCGCGGATCGTCGAACGTCGTCGAGGGCCACTCGCCCGTTGGCAGGGTGACCGTTCGGCCGAGCCTCGGGTACTTCCCGCCGTGGGCGTCGAGCCAGTTCTGCACGTAGATCGTCACGGTCGACTCTGAGCGCAACCCAACGATGCCGCGCTTGGCGAACGCAGCGGGCGTCTCCCCCTCGCCGTCGCCGGGCAGCCTGACCACCGCCGCGACGAGCGCCGCGCGTCGCCACTCCGTTGCGGTGATCAAGTCCCCGGCCGCGACCAGTTGGTCGATGACCTCCTGCGCCGTGCTCGGCACCTTCACGCTTGCTGCTGTCATGCTGTCTCCTCTTGGTCTGGGTCTGGCTGGGCGGCTTCGAGCTCACGGTCGTCCTCAGCAATGTCCTCGACGATGCGGTTGGCCGCTCGCTGCATGGCCCTGAACCACTCCCTCCCGGCAACCTCCGGGTGCTCGGCGGCGAACGCATAGACCCAGGCGACGAACTGGAGGTCCTCGGTGATCAGCTGACGAATCCGCGCGTCGGCTTCCTCGATGGTGCTCGGGATGGTGATCGTCCGCTCCTTGGAGCGGTTGATGTACGCCACGATGTCGAAGCCGTCCGAGTCGCCAGGCTCCGACCGGGAGGCGTCGTAGAACTCCGCCCACATCCGGCCCTCCGGGATCAGCTCGACGTTGTCCCAATCCTCTGGCTCCAGCGTCTCGGCGTGCGCAACCACCCCTGCATCAGCGGCCGCTTCCCAGGCGTCCAGATGTCGGAGGATGCGAGGGCGACTGGTGCCTGACAATGAAGCGAACCTCGTTCCGCTGACCTTGCGCTCGGGAACCGGTACGGCCGTACCGGTTGAGGGTCGGCCGGTGCCTCTTCCGCGCTCAACGCAAGCGGCGACTGCGAGCCCCAGTGCCCAGCCCCCACCTCCTTTGGAATGGCGGCCGAAGTCTGCGGCAGCGGCCTCGACAGCGGGTTGCGGATTCCGGGTCATCTCTATAATCCTAGCGCGGCCCACGGATGGGGCGCTAGCGGAAACCCCTGGTCAGGGGCTATTTCACCCCGCTCGGGAACGGCGGTCACATAAGCTTCACGTGTCAACTGTTTGATGCGCGGAGAAGATGAACTCATGGCCCGCTCACGCAATGGAGAGCACCGCCACCGTCAGCCTTGGTACGACATGGAGTGCCCCGCTTGTGGTCTGCTCGTGAAGGGGCGTCCCACGTTGCCCGGGATGCCCCTTCACATCCGGGCGCACTTCAATGACCAGGCTGAGGTCTGCACTGGACTAGCAGTTGAACCGACGCACGATCCGGCCAGGGATGGTCGTGGCAATGCCTGCGTAGCCCTCGGGGACGAGTTCGGCGATCTCATCCCGTTCAGCCGCACCAGTCCAGATGATGCCAAGGAGCTCGCCGCTCACTGAGTCGTGGATCTGGAGCCGCGTCGTCGAGGCGTGGGTCACTTGCGGTAGGTGATCTACCGCGCGCGCGTACCCCTGCCCGTCCCGGCCGGTGTTGTCGTAAGAGTTCACTCGCACCTCCTCATTGGGCTGTCCGCTTCGGACAGGGCGGGGGGTCCGGGGGGCAGTGCCCCCTGGGCAAAGCCCCGGCAGCCCTCACCTGTCACGACCGAGTTGGTCAGCCCTTGGTTGCATCTACTCCGCATCGGTGCTCGCGACCTTGCGATCGGGCACCACGTGCGCGGCCGACGACCCCGTTCCCGGCCGACCGGCTCGCCCTGAGAGACGACCCAGCACCACTCACGCTTCGGTGCCAACGGCTCCGCAGGTCGGAGCAACCATCTACCCCTGTCGATAGCGCAATCGCTAACCTGGGCCTCCTCACGCCAATGAGTCGTCACCGCCCCTGGCCTCCACCGCCAGGGGCGGTGGCGCGTATCGGAGCGGTCCCCCTACGCTACTACGACCGCGGAGCGGCGACTAGTGCCATAGACTGCAAATCGGGTGAAACGGTCTGGGTCATTTGGTCGAAATGCGCGGAAGCGCAAGGCGCCATTGAAGCGCGGCGTGCCACCGGAGGTGTACCAGGCGGTCCTCGATCGTGACCGCTGGTGCGTGGCCCACCGGATGGGCTACGCCTGGGGCGTGCGGTGTGGTGGTGCACCGCACGTCCACCACCAGGTGCTCCGCAGCCACGGTGGCCCGCACACCCTCGACAACCTGATCCTGCTGTGCGAGGCCCACCACCACATGGCCCACAACATCGACCGCGCAGGGGCCGAGGCGTGTGGGATCATCCGCCGTGGAGCGGCTCTTCGCAGCTGATACGCAGGGCTTCCCGCTAGCTGGCGGGGCGTGCTATCGGCTAGGCTAGGGGGTAGCGGTCGCCGGGGGTGCGCACCGCTAGGAAAGGAACCGATGACCGCTGATCCCCTCCCGTTCGACGACCCGCCACGCCTGCCCCTGTCCCCCACGCTCGTAGCCCTGATCGACGAGCACGGCTACGAGGACACGTGGCGTGAGCTCCGGCGACTCGCCCCGACCGTCGTCCAGGGCAGCGCCCCGGCGCGCTGGACCGACCCCGAGACGAGTCACATGGCTGCCAAGAGATCCCACGATGTGGGAAGGTTCTCGGCAAAGAGCCGCCAGGCGAAGCTGCTGCAACTGTTCTCGATGAGGGACATGACCGACCAGCAGGCGACGATCCACCTGGTCGGCTCGCACGCTGCGCCGAGCGCCTTCGACGGGTGCCGACGACGGTGCTCCGACCTGAGGGCAGCCAACTTCCTGTTCGACACCGGCAGGCGTAGGAAGAACGCTGGCTCCGACGAGGACAGCATCGTCTGGGGGATCAGCGAGGCGGGCATCGTCGCCCTCCGCTCGATCGAGGACACGGGGTGGTCACGATGAGGTGGCTGCGCTGGCCGGTCGCTGCGGTCCTCGGCTTCTGCGTGCTCGGCAGCGATGTCGGCGCGGATGGCAAGGACAACGACCGGGTCCTCAAGGGCCGCGACTTCATCGAGGTGTTCAAGGACGACGGCGGCGGCAAGAACTACCTCTACACGATCACCGAGTTCACCGACCGCTGGGGCCGCAAGTGCACGGTGGTCACCGGGGACTCCGAGCAGACCATCGCCCTCGACTGCCAGGACAAGGCGGGCTGATGCGCTTCCGGATCACCGTCCGCGGCGACGACATCGAGCTGCGCGGCTACATCGACGGCGAGGTCGAGCTGCGGCGGTTCGCGGCAGCCCTCGCGGACGAGTTCGGGACCAACCCGATGATCGCGTACTCGCCCGCCGACGACGACTACAACCCATTCACGGACTGGGCGCACTGATGCCCCTGCTCAACTACACGACCACCGTCGCCGCGTCGCGCACGGCCCACCAGATCACGACGATGCTCGCCCAGGCGGGCGCGAAGCAGGTGCTGCTCGACTACGGCCAGTTGCGCGATGGCGGCAGCGAGGTCACCGGCCTGAGCTTCGCCATCGACACGGACATCGGCATGATGCGCTACCGCCTCCCGGTGAACACCGACGCGGTGGCGGTGGTGCTGAGCCGCGACCCGAAGGTGCCGCGCAGCCTGAAGACCTCGGTCCAGGCCGAGCGCGTCGCCTGGCGCATCCTGAAGGACTGGGTGGAGGCGCAGCTGGCTCTCATCGCCACGACGATGGTCACGCTCGACGAGGTGTTCCTGCCCTACATGATGATGGGCGAGGGCACCGTCTACGAGCTGTTCCGCAAGCAGCGCCTCGCCATCGGACCGGGCGAGTGATGGGCCGCTTCGACCGTTGGCTCGCCAGCCCATGGGGCTGCGCCTTCGTCGCCCTCAACGGCATCGCATTCTGGGTGGTGCTCATCTACGCACTGATCGACGCCATCCGATGAGCGCGCAGCACGACCACGAGATCGACAACAAGCTCCACGCCGACTGCCCGGCCTGCGACTACATCCGCGAGGTGACCGACCCGAAGCGGGCCAAGGCTGAGCGTGAGGTCGAGAACGACCTGGGCCAGATCATGAAGACCGCGCTCAAGGCGCGCCCAGGCCGCAAGGCGAAGTACCACTGATGGCCGAGGTCCACATGACCGCGGCGCAGTTCCGCAAGCTGGGCGTCGACCCGAAGCTCGGCAGCACGCGCACCGTGAAGCGCCCGAGCAAGCAGCGCCGAGAGGCGCGCGGCAACTACCACACCACCTGCAAGTCCTGTGGGGAGGACTTCACCACGCGGGCGTCCGAGGACGAACACCTCAACCGCACGCGCCACGCCAACTACCTCCTGGTCTTGGACTGAAAGGACCCAATGCCCACCGTCACACTCCCGCCCGACATGCCCGCCCGCATGAAGTCGCTGCCCCGCGACAGTGTGGGTCGGCCGATCCCCTTCTTCGCCGCCGTCGTCAACGGCGAGCACGACTTCCGCTTCATGGACAGCAAGCGGCTCGTCGAGGCCATCCGCGACCAGCTGTGCTGGGTGTGCGGCTCACGCCTGAACCGCCAGCGCGGCTCCGATGCTCCCCGCGGCGTGTTCGTCGCTGGGCCGATGTGCCTCGTCAACCGCACGAGCGCCGAGCCCCCGTCCCACACCGACTGTGCGACGTGGAGCGCCAAGGCGTGCCCGTTCCTGACCAAGCCCGCCAAGGAGCGGCGTGAGACGAACATGCCCGACAACATCTCGGAGGCTGCGGGTCTGATGATCGCTCGCAACCCTGGCGTCACCGCCCTCATCTCGTCCCTGCGCTGGAAGGTGTGGAACCCCAAGCGGGAGACGGGCATCGGCGGCGACGGCCTGCTGTTCGAGTTCAGCCGCATCGAGAACGTGCTGTGGATGACCGAGGGGCGTCAGGCGTTCAGCCACGAGGTGCTGGCGTCGATCGAGACGGGCCTGCCGGATCTCATCCGAGTGGCCCAGTCAGAGCCCGGCGCCATCCCCCACCTTGCCCGCAAGCTCCGCACGGCGCTCGACTGGGTGGCCCCTGGCTTCTCCGACGACGTGCCCACCATCCGCTGGCTCCTGGCGCGTCTGCCATGAAGGCCGACTCTGAGTGCCGATCGTGTCGCGCGCCCGTGCGCTGGGTCATCACCGAGCCCAACGGCCGCAGGATGCCACTGGACCCGATCCCCGCACCCGATGGGAACATGTGGGTGGACAGGATCGAAGGCGGCACGCCCATCATGCGCGTCGCGCTGAGCGGCGCCGACGTTCCCGGCAACGTGGCGATCCGCTACGTCTCGCACTTCGTGACCTGTCCCGACCGCGACTCGTGGAGGACGCGATGACCGACACCTTCCGCCACGCGCGCCCACTCGCTCAGGCTGAGGTCGAGGAGCGCATCGCCGCCGTCATCGAGTCGATGGAGGCGTGGACCGACAGCTACGACCTGATCGCCCAGGAGGCTGCCGAGGCCGAGGCTGACTACCGCTTGGAAGCGGGGCGAGCCCGGCTGGCCGTGATCCAGCACGGCGAGAAGATGACTGTGGGTGAGCGGGATGCACGCGTGGACGTGATGACCGCCGACAAGCACAAGCAGCACCTCATCAAGACCGCGGCCCGCAACAGCGCCCGCGAGCACCTACAGACGCTGAGGGCGCATCTCGACGCGCTCCGCACCCTGAACGCCAGCATCCGCGGCCAAGCCTGAGAGGGAGAACATGACAGTCAACGGGCACGTCCCGCCTCCGCGCACACTCGCGGAGCGGGAGCTAGAGAAGGTGCAGCGCACCATCACCCAGGGCCAGCTCGCTGAGCGGCGCCGCAAGGAGCTGGTCGTGTTCCTCCACCGCGACCAGCACATGAGCCAGGTGGAGATCGCCGCGCGCCTCACGCGTGCGTCAGTCGCAGTCGGCGGCCAGCCGGTCGGTGATGATGCGGTGTTCAAGATCGTCAAGGCAGGAAGGACCATGCGATGAACTCACTGACCCAGGAGTTCGACCCGGCAATCGAGATCGATCTGATCCACGAGCATCCGGACAACCCTCGCCGCGGCGACGACAAGGCGGTGGGTGAGTCGATCGCCCGCAACGGGTTCTTCGGCGCCGTCCTCGTCCAGCGCAGCACCCACCACATCATCGCCGGGAACACGCGCTTCCGGGTGATGGCCGAGGAGGGCCAGGCGACCATCCCCGGCTTCTGGGTGGACTGCGACGACGAGACGGCGACGCGCATCCTGCTGGCCGACAACCGCACCAGCGACCTCGCCTTCTACGACGACGAGCAGTTGTTCACGCTGCTGAAGGGGCTCGTCGAGAGCGAGGGCCTGGACGGCACGGGCTACGACCGCGCTGCGTACGAACTGCTGCTCCAGAGCGTCGAGTCCGACGCCATCGTCGGCGGCATCCGCCAGGGCATCGTCCCCGAGGAGCGCATCGACGCCTACAACGAGCTCGACATCCGCTCACTGATCTTGCCCTACGACTTCAGCAGGTACGAGCCCGTGGCGAACGGGCTGGCACAGTTGCGGTCGTACTGGGGCCTCGACAGCAACGCTGACGTGGTCGAACGCCTCGTGTTCGAGGCACTGGAGGACATGGGTGCAACGGGAGCAGGCTTCGATCCCACGGCTGACGCTGCCACGGGGTGATGCACTCGTCCCGTGCGCCTACGCCGAGGGCATGAAGGACCGCTGGAACCGACGCATCCAGAGCTGCGGGGCGCTCGTGCCGTACGCCCCGCAGCACCTGTGCCCGAACTGTGGACATCGCCTGGTGAAGTCGCACGCTCCGCCGCCCACCGCTAGCTCGCGGGTGATCGACGGCAACGTCGCCATCATCGACGAGCTCACCGAGCAGGTCGTCGCGGTGCAGATGGTCTGCGCGAGCGACCTCGCCACCGACCTTGCCGCGTCGCTGGGCCAGGTGAAGTGGGACGACCAGGTGTTCGCCAACGCCACCACCACCTCGCGACTCAACGGCATGGCCGTGACCCACCGCACGTTCGGCTACCAGCCCCCGGTGCCGATGCGCCGTCGCTACGGGTGCTCCCGCTCGCAGTTCAACAGCGAGTACCCGAAAGCGATGGAGCAGATCGCGCAGTTCTGCAAGGTGGCCGAGCACGTCTTCCGCACCCACGCTCACGAGGTCCACGACCTCACCTGCGGCAAGGTGCGCGACAACATCCCGCCCGCCTGGCTCATCGCGGGCACGCCGTGGTCGAGCGGCATCATCAACCGCACGGTGTCGCTCCCGTACCATCGCGACCAGGCCAACGTGACCACTTCGTGGAGTGCGATGTTGGTCTGTCGCCGTCAGGTGGAGGGCGGGTTCCTCCATCTGGCGGACTACGACACCTACTTCGCCGTCCCCCACGGGAGCATCACGATCTTCGACGGGCAGTCGGTCGTGCACGGGGTCACGCCGATGAAGATGCTCACGCCCGCGGGCTTCCGCTACTCGCTCGTCACCTACGCCAAGGTCGGCATGCGCAAGTGCTGCCCCGACCCGAGCCAGGAGGCGCGGCGCGCCGCCATCGAGGCCACCGAAGCTGAGGACCGCCGCGCAGCGGGGTACAAGCCCTTCCGCAAGCCACGTCGCTTCGCCTGAACCAGACTCGCGTCATGCGAGTCGTCTACGTGATCGGGCTGCCCGGCTCCGGCAAGACCACGATGGTCGAGCGTGCCGTCGATCTGCTCGCGGAGCACCCCGTCGTCATCATCGACCGCGGCACCGTGCCCCACGTCCGCCTCGACTACTGGCTCTGGCACATCGGACGCCCACGGGCCGACTTCGGCGGCACCGACACGCTCTCCATGAGCATCCAGCCCCGCGCCATCCGCTGGCTGGACGAGATCCGCCACGAGTGCGACGTGTTGGTCGGTGAGGGCGATCGCCTGGCCAACGCCGCCTTCTTCGCCGCCTGCCCGGAGCTCACCATCGTCCACCTCGACGTGCCGCTGGAGCTGGCGCGCTTCCGGGCCAACGTGCGCGCCGACCAGATGAAGCGGCCCCGTCAGAACGAGAGCTGGTGGAAGGGCCGCGCCACCAAGGTCGCCAACCTCGTCCGCACCCATCGCGTCGAGACGTTCGACGGCACGTTGCCGAGCTACCTGCTCGCTGAGGAGCTGGCCGATGTGCTGGCGGCTGGGAGCGACTCCAGCCAGGCCGCGAAGTGGCGGTTGTTGAGGGCCGAGGGCCCGCGGCCACCGCGCACCGTCCGCAGCGCCTCCTGACCGCTGATCCCGAGCGAGTAGCACAGGATCAGCCCCGCCAGCAGGCCGCTGCGGTTGCGCCCGCCGTGACACTGCACCAACAGCGGCCCAGCGCCCCACAGACGAGCGCCACGGCGCGCCAGGAGGTCGTAGCGGGCCAGTCGGGCATCGTCGAGGCGCCCATCGGTCAGCGGCACGTGGAGGTACTCCTGGACGGCTCCCGCGAGCACTGGGTCACGGCCCCGCCACAGGTTGATGACGCTGCGAACCCCCTCGGTGGTGACCGCCTCGACGCGCGCCGCCTCCGGCACGTCCAGCAGCTGTGGCCCGATCCACAGGCCCTCGGCGAGGCCGTACATGAGCGTCTTCACCGCAGCACCGGCTGGCGCAGGTCTCGAGTTGCCCCGTAGTCGTAGAGGATGTCGCTCCAGGTGTAGCCGTGGGTCGCGACGACCGGCCCGAGCTCCTCGCGCGCCCCGGTCCACCCGTTCAGCTCGCCCAGCGACACGTGCGGGAACAGCTCCTGGCGGATCGCCCATCCCGGCGCGGCGACCTCGGCCCCCCAGTGCGGCGTGATCTCGGTCAGGTAGCGGTGCTCGCTGTCGATGCTGCGGCCGGGGTACTGGCGCCGCGCCTCCATCGACTGGCGGTACTCACACGTCATCACCTGCAACTCGTAGTGACTCAGCTCGACCCCGTACTCCTCGCGCACCATGCGCAGCGTCGTGTTGGCGATCGACTCGGTGGCGGCGTTGCCGACGCGGGTGTTGTCACGGGCCAGGGTCTGCGTGTGCTGCGGCCACAGCAGCGTCAGCGTGCGTCGCGGTGACCACGCATCGCGCGAGCGGATGTCGTAGGAGGCTGTCCCCGCCCCGAAGCGGGAGAACAGCTCCAGCATGCGGATCGCGATGTACCGGCCGACCCCGTACACCTGGAGCACATCGGCCCACGCAGCCTCGTAGTTGGCCGGAGACGCCGCCCCCAGCCACCAGTCCCGATCGGGCCAGTCGCGGCTCACCGTGGCGTACGAGCGCAAGTAGCGGGCCAGCTTCTGCGGCGTGCGCACGGCCCGACGCTCACGGCGGAACGGGATGCCGTCCCAGTGCTTCGTGAGCCAGGCGGTCAAGTCCTCCGTGCTCATCGCCCGCACCATGTTCCGGTCGAGCGAGGTCCAGAGGGCCAGCGCGCCGCCAGTGTTGTACACACCGCCGTAGCAGCCGACCCTCCAGACCTGCTCGTGAACGGGGAGGCCACGACACATCCCCGCCACCATGTGAGCGTGTGGGCTCGGACCACCGACCGCCTTCTCCCAGCGGCAGAACTCAGCGAAGAAGCGCCAGTGGTCCGTCACCTCACGGACGGTAGGTCAGGCTCGCCTGATCTTGACGACGTTGTCCTCCGACTCCACCAGCGCAGCCGCGTCGCGCTGCATCACCAGCCGCGCCCACTCCTGGCGCAACTCGGACCCGGTCAGTCGGACTCCGTGGTCGTCCAGGCCCATCTCCTTGTAGCCCTCAGGGTGGTCGTAGTAGCGGGCGAGCATGTCGCCCGTCACGCGACTGAAGATGTCGTGGCGCTCCGTCCCGCAGGTGTCACAGCGGAACAGCGCCAGCACCCCCATCACGGGCCGCTGCTCGGGGGAGCTCACGACCAGCTCCCACCGATGGCGCACCGGCCCGCGGCAGGCGATGAAGCGCTCCCGCTGGTCGAGGCTTGGCAGGCGGGGTCTGGCCATCAGAAGTCCCACCGCACGGTGATCTGCGGGAAGAACAGCGCCCACCCTCCGGTGGGCAACTTCTCGAAGCGCACCTCGTCTCCGATGAACGCGGCGGCGATGTCGATGTCGACGTTCTCGCTCGCCAGCAATCGGCCGAGGTTGAGCGCCGTGCGGACCGGGTTGCCGGTCATGAACCCGAGGCACCTCGTCCCGTCGCCCAGCGGGTACTCGTAGCGTGGCTCCACCACTCCCTCCAGATGCATCAGCTCCGTTACCAGCGCGTCAGCGTCCTTGTAGTGGATCGTTGTCATTAGCAATCTGCTTCCTTTCATGGGGGGTGCGAGCCGCTGGTGTCCAACCACCAGCGGCCCGCTTCCCGAATCGTCTCAGGCCTGAACGTCCACGCCAGTGATCTCACCGTTGTCGGACTCGATGGTGATCTCCTGGAGTTGGGAGTAGATCTCCTCGTAGGCGTTGTCGAGGTTGCGGGCTCTGCCCTGGACACGCACCCGGTAGGTGATGTCGATCTCCCGCAGGTAGTGCTTGAGCCACGGCGTCGACAGCCGGGCGTTCACCCTGTCGACGAAGGTGTTGTACTCGTCGCACCACGTGCGCATCTCGGCCTCGCTCAGTAGCTCCTCACCGATGATCGCTCGATCGGCCTGGTGCCGCTGGAGTTGGCGGCGCAGGTCCTCGGCCTCGGCCAACGCGGTCTGCAACAGCGTGGTCGCCTCGTCGTATCGGGCCTTGCTGACGTACTCAGCGCTGAGCCCTTCGGTCACTGTCATCTCTCGGTTCCTTTCATGATCTCCGGCGCATCCGCAGGCGGTGGGTAGTACCGCCCACGGAGGGTTCTGGTGGGCCGTCGCGCGGGGTGGCGCCCTGGCCCGCCATAGGTCTTCGGCACGAACGCGATGATGTCGCTCGGCGCGAAGCACAAGGTGTTGCTGATCTTCGTGGCCTTCAGTTCGCCGTCCGTGTACCAGAGGCGAACCGTCCGCACGTCGACGCCGAAGAACTCCGCCACCTCCTGCGAGGTGATGCACTGGTTCGACGCCAGACGCCGGTCCGCAGCGAGTCGTGCTTCGATCGCTGCGACGGGGATGTAGTACTGCCTGCCCACCTTCGCGGAGCCGGGCAACCGACCCCAGTTGATGAGTTGGTACACGCGCTGTGCGCTGATCCGAAGCAGGCCAGCTGCCTCGGGCACGGTCACAGTGTCAGGCGGGCGCGTCTCAGCCATTGGGTTCTCACTTCCATCGGTTCCTTTCCACTCGTGCCGCCCGAGGGCGGCGTCCTTTCACGGTCCCCAATCTACTAGAACCAGGCGCCGGGAGCTAGGCGGCTCACTCGACCACGGCGTCCGGGTCAGTCATCAGCACCGCCATGTACGGCTCCAGCACATCGGTGGCGGCCTGCACGAGCCTCATCGGCACCTTCCCCGGTGGCCGGGATGCCCGCGCGTTGGCGGTCAGCTCCACCATCTGGCGCACCGCATCGCCCAGCTCCCCATCGCCAGCGCCCTCCATGTCGGTGCGCTCGAAGCTCCCCTCGACGTGGTAGGTGAGGCCGTAGGACTGCTCCAGGTGCACGAGGTCCCAGCACGTCACCAGAAGGCACGTCCCCACGGTCTGGTCCCCGGCCTCCGCTCGCTGGCCGAGCTCCCCGCGCGCCGGGATGCGCTCATCCTCCAGGCTCTGGTGAGCGATCCACGCCTCCGAGATGAGGGCGAGGTAGTGGGCGTCGAACAGCGGCACCATCGTCATGCCGATGGCGAGCACCGCGCCCGGCATCCCTCCCGTCTCGGCCTCGACCTGCGGGACGACCTTGGCCACGTCGTGCTGCTCACGGTCGAGCAGGATGATCACCGGCACCAGGTGCCCGTGCCTCCCGTAGTTGGCGAGCGCCCCCTCGGCGAGCGTCTCGCACAGTTCCTTCGGTGTCCTCATCGCGTTCCTTTCATGATCGCTGTGGTGCGCTCGACGATCTCGCGCACCTCGGTCCCGTGCAGGCGCAGCCACCCCGCCGCGCTGCGCCATCCGTTGTTCGACGCCCAGCGCCCAACGATCAGCCGCTGGCCGTGCTTGTCGTCGAGGAACAGGTCCCCGACCTGTGGCAGCACCGGCAGGACGCGCGGCCCAGGGCAGATGATCCGGCCCGGTCGGTTGAACTGGCCCGCCGAGATGTCGAGGGTCCAACCGCGCCCCTCGGCCATGAGGTGCCCGTTCCAGCGGCCACCGCCCTTGGCGATGTCCGGCCCGACCCCCAACGACCACGCCTGGTCCGGCCAGTCCTCGACGCCGACCCCCTCGCGGAACAGGTCCCAGGCGAACCGGTTGAACAGGAGCAGGTGCACGCTGACCGGCCGCGCCGTCACCCCCAGCTTCTCCAGCGCCCGCACCACCACTCGCGTCCCGTTGATGCAGTGATCGGGCGAGAACGGGAAGTCGTCCTCGCGCTGCCACCGACCCCAGGCACGGGCCAGCGCCTCGACCGTGAACATCTCGTCTACCGCTCGATCAGGTGCCACGACCCCTCCTGCTCTTGCAGCGCGGCCCAGTGGCGGTAGCACAGCTCCAGGGTGAAGTGCTCGACACCCTCGTGACCCTCGGCGGTGACCGAGGCGAGCGACTTGCAACCGACCCAGCAGCACCCGTTGCACTCCGGGCAGCACTCCGGGTGCCACTGGTCGTTCCCGTGCGGGCGCTCGTCGGACATGCGGTCGTAGATCATCGGCATCCCGCACATGCGGCAGACCCCGTAGTCGTAGAGCTCGGGCATGGCTAGTACGCCCACTTGCCGGAGCGGACACGGCGGCGCATGGCGATGCGCTCGTTCTGCCCCCACGCTGCGAACCAGCCGAGGCGGGTGCGGAAGCGCGAGCGCAGCCGGGTCACCTCGGGCATGTCGTCGTCGTTGATCGTGGGCCAGATGTCGAACCAGCCCACGTCCCAGTACGAGTGCTTCGGCGGGCGCCAGTCGTGGATGTCGGCTTGGTGGATCCACAGCTTCACGCCGAGGCGCTGTGCCTTGTCGTGGTAGTGCTGGCCGACCGCCTTGATGATCCGCGGCTCCCGCTCGACCACCTCCACGAAGCTCAGGCGACGCTCCAGGGCACGGTTCAGCACCATCCCCAGCCCGAGCCCGACGATCAGCGCCGAGCCCCCTGGGATGTCAGCGAAGGCTGCATCCACCTCGCGGTGGTCACGCACCTCGGCGGGCGTGTCGGTCATCCACAGCACCCCGTCCACGGTCAGGCGGGTGTAGATGCCGGGATCGGTGGAGCGGTCGTCGCGCTGCGGGTTGAACGCAGCGCGCAGCTTCTCGACCATCGCCTCCCGCTCAGTGATCTCGAAGCGCTCGATGAGCACCCCGTCGTCGTTGTACGGCGGCACGTCCACGAGCCACTCTCTGGTCGTCGGGTCCAGGCCCATCGACCTCGCCCGCTGCATCGCCTCCTCCGTCTCCTGCTGGAGCTGCTCAAGGCGATCGCGCGGGATGGCGAACGGCTCCTTGTCACTCATGCCGCGACCCCCACGATGATCAGGGTGGTGGTGCCGATTGCCCACACCACGGTCATCAGCAGGAGCGCGCGGCTCCATCCGAACGGGCGCCAGTGGCGCAACTTCATCGTCAGTTCCTTTCGTCAGCATCAACTTCGGCGACCCGGCTCACGTGCAGCGTGAACTCGGTGCCGTTGGCGTTCTGGAGGCGGGCATACCGCCCACGCCGATTGCGTGGGCGGCCAGGCCCCGGCCACCCGATCAGCCTCACCACGCGCCCGTCATCGAGGCGCACGAGCCCCCGATCGACGGCCACCTTGATCATCCCTGGGTCGTCGTAGACCGGCACCCACCTCATCGCGATCGCCTCGGGTAGCCGTGGTCGCGGTCGAGCACCACGTCGCGCGCCGACCGCCAGGCCTGCGCCTCGTAGTCCCACACGACGAGGCGCCGATGCGCCCATGCGTACCGGCACCCGCCGATGAACCAGCCCAGCGCGAACGCGCCCAGCGCGGTGACGAGCCAGTCAGTCACGTCTCGTCCAGCCGCTCGCTCGGCGTCGGCCCCTGCGGCCGGAGTGCCCGGTCGAGCTCGGCGATCTTGTCGAACAGCTGCTGACACTGCTCCAGCGGCACCGGATGGGCGCGCATCGTCACTCCCGGCACCCGCCCGTTCAGCCACCGGCCGCCCATGTGCTCGGCCAGCGGCACCAGGAAGATCGTGCTCATGTTCTCGGGCATCCGCTCCGCGATCCCCCACAGGAGGAGCGCCAAGCTGTGCTGCCAGTCCCGGTCGTCGGCGTCCGCCAGGAGCATCGTGTTGGTCACAACGCCCACGGCGTACTCGTGGATCTGTGCTTCGGTGAGCGGCTCCAAGCGCGCCGGGATGCTCACCCTGCCCGCCCCTCACGAGGCGGGCAGGGACGCGGCTCCCACGCGGCAGCGCGGTCCTTGGCGTGCTGGTAGGCCCGGTTGATCGCGGTCCGCAGGACCGATGCGATGGCGTGGGGAACATCGAGCGGCTCACTCAGTGAGGTCATCGGGCAGCCTTCCCGTGGTCAGGTACTCCTCGAACGCGGCACCGCTGAGGGCGATGAACGTGGGGCCGGGGACGGTCGCTGCGTTGGCGACCACCGTCAGGTCCTGCCCCGTGCGGCGGGCGTCGTTGAGCACCCGCCCCCACTGGTCAGCCATGCTCGTGAACGCCTCGACCACTTCCGGGCTGGCCGGGAGGCTGTCGCCCTCGGCGTCCGGGTCGAGGGCGCACACGACGACCGGCCCGAACAGGGCGATCCCCGTCATCAGCGAGGCGACCACGTTGAGCACGCTCCCGTTCAGCATCGCCTCGTCGTCGATGAACAGCGAGAACTCGGCGCCCCGGATGAGGTCGATCGTGGCCCCGCCCATCGCTGCCTTGATGCCCTCGTAGGTGTTGGGCACGGGCTCGTGCCAGCAGTCCGGTCGGATGACCGTGAGCTCGCCGCTCATCGGGCGAGCCGATTCACGCACGACCAGCACAGCCAGCCCTCGGGCTCATCTGCCGGGATCGGGACCGGGCGGCAGTTGGGCTTGGTCAGCTGGTGGCAGTCGCGGAAGGCGTGCCAGCGGCACCCCGGCACCCACCAGCGGAAGATCGCTCGGACGCTGCGCATCATTGCGCCTCCGTCCCCGAGTACGGACGCCCCCACACGCCCTGGCGCTGACGCCGGAACGCCACGGTCGGCGCCCGGTCACCGAACTGCTCGACCATCACCGCCACCGGGCCGACCCCGTGCTCGTCGCCCTCGGGGATGTCGATCACCCACACCCGCCGCTCGTCCATCGAGCTGACCGGCGTGGACCCCTCGACGCGCGGCGCCATCGCCTTGTCGCGCATGTCGTTCACGACCTCCGCCACCGTGGCGACGTGGCCGATCACGTCGACGAGCGAGTCGCTCATCGACAGCAGGTTGTCCCGCAGCCCGTCCACACGGGCCACCAGCAGCTCCAGGTCGCCCTCGACCCGGCGCAGCTTGACGTGCTCGCTCTCCTCGCTCATGCCGTCACCCCCTCCCGCGCGCCGATCAGCCAGCGCGCCATCGACACGATCAGCGCCTCGGCGGTGTCCGGGTCGGCCAGCAGGGCGTCGATCACCGGCTGCACCGACACGGTGGCGATCACCGTGCGACGCCAAGCGCCGTGCGGGATGTCGTGCTCGATCGCCAGCGCCTTGCCCTGGTCGTCCTCGCCGATCGGATCGACCGACTCGACCCCTCGCACCTCGGCGCCGAAGGACCAGACGTTGCCCGGCTCCATCAGCGCGCTCACCGCTCCACCGCTTCCCCGGCCTCGCTGTCCCGCAGGATCAGCCGCTGACCGAGCCCGAGCCCGAGCCCGTAGCACTCGCTCTCGAAGTGCTGGTCGCACACGTTGGCCCACGGGCCAGCGGTGGTCTTGGCGTCGTACGCCGCGGTGTTGGTGCACCCCGGCCAGTCGCACTGGGGGAGGTGATCCACGACCACCTCCGAGTGATTCTTCATCTCCGCAGTTCCTTTCGTCGTGCCCGCTGCGTATTTCGGGCGATACCTATAGTCTAGCGCGGCCCACGGCCGGTCAGCTAGCCCTACCAGGGAGTACCGCCTGAGAGCGGCGGAGCCGCCCCCAGGCGGGGCCTCCCGTCTGCGTGGTAGGAGTGGGCCAGGCGGGAGTCGAACCCGCGCGCCGGGAGGAAAGGAACTCCCGCGCTCACCGTGCTGACCCTTGGCCCTAGGGCTCGCCCCAGGGATCCTGATGCGGGGTGGCGTAGCGGTCCCACCACGACGCGTAGATGGCGTGCCACGCCTCCTGCGCTGTCATACGGCCGCGGCCGTATGACAGGCCCGACCCCAACGTGCGAGCAGCGCCCGTCAGCAGCTCGCTCACCTCGTCGGTGCCCATCCCTGCCTCGACCAGTGCCGCCACCACGGCGGCGTCGTTGTTGGGGTCGACCGCAGGCTGCATCCGCAGCACCACGTCCACGATGCGGTCGTCGTGCTCGCGGGCCTGGCGCGCCAGCTCGGCCGCGTTGCGTCGGAGTTGCTCGACTGCGGCCTCGGTGTTGCGGGGGACCTGGACCGGGCGCAGGTCCGAGCGGTCCTGCTTGGCCGGAGGCTCCTTGCAGAACTCGCGCAGGCGCTCCCGGCTCGGCATCACGTCCATCTCGGCGCACGCCCCGAGGAACGCCGCCATCAGCGTCACCCGTTCCGAGTTCCCGACCATGCTCCGATGCAGCACCCACGATGCGTCGGCTCGCCGGATGTCCGGTGGCCACGCCCAAGCGACCGAGCGGTACTCGGCCAGGCGCTTCGGGGCGATGCCGATGGCGTCGGCGAAGGCGTCGAGGTCCTCGCGCGCCGGGTCGTGAGCTCCGCGCCGGGATGGCTGGCCGAAGATGCCCACGGCCATGTCACCCAGCGCCCACTGCACCCCGTCGAGCTGGCCCAGGAGCAGGCGACCCTCGGCCACCTGCTCCTCGGTGTAGGCGCTCACTGTGCCCGGCCCTGGATGACCTCGTACAGGATCGAGCACTCGTCCCCGTCCAGCGTCCAGAACTGCACGTCCTGGACCCACTCGGGCAAGAGCTCACGGTCCTGCTGCTCGGCCATCTCGGCAGCGTGCTGCGTGCACACCCGCATCCGCTCGCCCGTGTAGGGCTGCGGGTCGGGCTCCCACTCCGGTGGGTACGAGGCCACGATCTCGTCGTGGTACGTGGTGACGAAGCTCGCCACCATCCCGCACTCGACGCTGGCTCGGCTGCCGTCGTAGTCCCGGAACGTCACCGTCCACTGGCACCGCGGCGGCTGCCCGTCCATCCAGCACATCGGGCAGCGCCCGTAGTTGTCGAGCACGTTCTTCGGCCAGCGCGCCCCGCACCCGGAGCACGCCACCATCTCGGGGAACGAGCTCATGGCACCCGCTCCACGTGGACCGTGGTCGTCGTCTCGCAGCTCAGGTGGAACTCGACGCAGTAGGCGACGTGCTCGTCGCACCGCCACGTCACGCCCCTGGCCGGGAACCCGTTGATCCCGACGAGCACCATCCAGGTCGCCTCGACCCCGCACTCGCCATCGGCGGTGCCGTCGAGGCCCATCGTGCACGGATGCCCGCGCACCTCCATCTCATCCATCCGCAGCTCCTTTCACCTTGCTGCTCGCCCGGCACGGTGCCGGGGTCGTGGGCCTGGGCGGAGTCGAACCGCCGCGCTGGAGATCGGAGTGTCCAGCGCCCTGCCAGTGCAGGCCCTCCTGCCTCACGCCATCGCCTCACCCGCCATCTGGGCCAGGCGCGCCCGGACCCGCAGCATGTGCGGGAACGTGGCCTCGTTCTGCTGGCGCCACGGGGCGTGGGCGTTCGTGACGCACGCCTGCCCCACCCCCTGCCCGCAGTGCGGACAGGCCACCTCGGTCACGGTGGCGTGCGCCCTGACGTTCTGCTCGGGCGTGGCCATCAGATGGCCCACCCGAACTTGGGCAGGCGACGGGCATCGAGTGCCCGCTGCCGCTCGTTGCGCGCCGCCTCCCGGATGAGGCAGGCCCCGGCATCGGCGCACACGGGCGCCACCCCAGCCAGCAGCCGGAGTGGTCCCACGTGCCCGCAGCACTCGCACCTCACCATGTCCCGTCCCCGATGCACTCCCGCACGATGCGCTCGTGCGTGTCGCACAGGTGCACGCGCCCCGGCCAGATGCCGACGATGGCGCGCGGGTGGGCCTGCGCCCAGCGCCGGAACGCCTCACGGTCGGCCTCGCTGAGCTCGACGGTGGCGTCCGTCTCGCACCCCTCGGTGCTGCCTCGCTCGCCCCAGGCGAAGAAGCGGCACCGCACGGGTGCCCCGTCCGGCAGCAGCAGGGGTGGCCGCTCGTTGGCGGGCCTCACGGCGCACCCCACTCGGCGCACATCGTGGCCAGCGCCACCAACGGGCACTCGGTCATGACCCAGCGGAAGGTGGCCAGGTCCCGCTCGTGGTCGGCATAGCCGAACTCCTCCGGGTCCAGGGACTGGCGCGGTGCGCCTCCCGTGACCACGTCCCAGTAGCGGTCCTCCATGGCCGTGCGGCCCTTGGTGACCCACTGGTTGGCGACCACCCGGTCGCCCTCGTACAGGCCCCACAGGCCCGCACACCCGTCCACGAAGCGCACGCTCTGGCGGTCGTCGGTGATCGTGAGCTCGATCCTCATGCTCATGCTCGGTTCCTTTCATCCGAACCCTCGCCCCTGCGGCGAGGAGTGGGCGCTGGGGCCTCGAACCCCAGTGGCTGCCGGTCGCCCGCCCGCTCAGTCGGTCACGCAGACCCACCGTTCGCTGGCGTCATCCACCAGCGAGCCGCCCCGCCAGTCGCAGTCGTCCCCGGCCTCGTCCTCCTGGACGCTGCCTGGGTAGTGCCACACGGTGGCCGGGTACTGGCCCTCGCCGCCTGCGTCGTACGTGCTCGTCACGCCCGCCAGCGGCAGGCTGACGCCCGTCTCCGCACCGACCGGCCCGGAGCTCGCACCGTGCGGCGCCACGCCGCATCCCGCCAGGGCCAGCAGCCCCACGCTCATCATCCGCTTCATGTTCCTGAGTTCCTTTCAACTCGTTGACCCGATGCATTGGGCACCGGACCACGACCACCCACCGAAGCGGGGAGCCGTGGACCGATGCCAGGCCCGAAGGCCCGGCACCGTCCGGGATCAGTTGGCCTCAGCCAGCTCCTCGGCGGGAGCGGCAGCCTGCGCCGCCTTCTTGCCCGAGGCGTACAGGCCGTTGATCAGGCGGGGAGGAATCCCCACCAGGGCAGCGACCTGGTTGGCGTTCATGCCGTGGTCGTCCTTGAGGGCGACGATCAGGGCCTTGACCTGGGCGTCCCGGCCATCCGGCCCGACCTGCTGCAGATAGATGCGGTCGATGTCGACCGCTCCTGCGTAGGTCTTGGGCGTGACCTTGGCCAGGTCCAGGTGCATCGCCTTGAGGACTCGACCGAACGTGACGCGCTGGGCGTCGGTGGCGACGGTCAGCCCGACCGCCTTGTCGAGGGCGCCACGGATGGCGTCAGCGTCCCACTTGGCCGTCCGCTCGTTCGCCTGGGCGATGCGAGTCGCCTCCTCGATCTGCGCGTCCGTCCACTCCTGGGGCTCGTACTTGCTCATGATTTGTACCATCGGGACCCGTGGCCAGGACTTTCCTGGCTCATCGCTCCCGTTCCTTTCACGGTCCCCAATATAGCCCCCCTAGGTAAGATCCGGTTAGGTCTAAGGTAAGAATTAGGTAGGAGACCGGTGGGGGGTAGGTCCGAGCTCCGAGCTCCGCTCTCCGGCGCAGGCTCACCGCTGCCCTGAGCGTCCGGGGTACGTGACCCTTCCCGTATACCGCTAGCCCTCAGGCTGTGTTACCGTATACGGCATGAGTCGTCCGCTGACCCGTGGTCGGCCCGTGACGCTGCGACTGTCGCTGACGGCTGACGCTGCTCTCCGTGAGCGGGCTGCCGCTGCCGGGATGAAGCCGGGGGCCTACCTCGCCGCCGACTACGAACGTCGCCTCGGGGGCTCGACGGTTCGTGATGCATCGAACATCCGTACGATGCCGCCGCCGAAGCCCGTGACGACCGACTGCCGCCACCGGACGCCGACGCTGCTCGCGGGCGGGCTGGCCAAGTGCAAGGACTGCGGAGCGGTGCGAGGGGCGGGTGGGGTGTGGCGAGCGGTGTGACGGAGGTTCATTACGGTGCGGATGGCATGCCCAGGGCCCACCGGGGGAACCGAGTCCCGATCACGATCCGCCTGCCGTTCGACTTGTACCGCGAGGTCGCCTTGCGGGCCAACGCTCGGAACTGGTCGATGAGCGACTACATCGGGTTCTGCGTGGCGCGGGAGCTCTCCGATCGGTACCGGCCCGTCCCGCCGACTCATGGCCTCCCGATCGTGCCCCCGTCGGGGTGGATCGAGGAGGAGTGGGCGCCGCGGAATGGATCGAGTCCAGATGAGTGACGACCGTCCCGCTCCCCGGCGAACGGGCGCCGCGGCCCTCGCCCTCCGTCTCGCGGGCGCTGGGTACGACGAGATCGCGGACGCCCTGTCGCTTGCGAGCGCAAGGGTGGCCCGGGAGCATGTCGAAGCGGCCTTGGAGGCGCGGGCGTGGGATGACGTGTCGGGCCGGGAGAAGATGCGGGCGGAGAACGGGGCTCGGCTCGACCGTCTCCTTCGGAGCGTCTGGGCCAAGGCGACCCAACCCGACCACCCGGAGCACCTCCAAGCGATCAAGGTGGCCCGGGAGCTCATCGACCGCCACTGCAAGTTGTACGGGCTCGACGCGCCGAGCGAAGTCGTCATCCACACGCCCACCGCGTCCGAGATCGACCGGTGGGTGGCCGACATGATCGGCAACTCGGCGGCCGACCTGAAGGCGATGGAGGCCCCGATCATCGACGCCGAGGTGATTGATGACGCAACTACCTCCGTCTGACGCCACCGAGAAGGAAGTGGCGGCGTGGGTCCGGGCGGCGATCGCCAACCTCGACGACGAGCCGCGCAAGCGGAACTGGCGCTACTACGCGCTCGGGATGACGATGGGCCAAGCGATCGCCATGGCGCCTGAGGTGTCGCGGCTCGGCTTCCGGGTCCCGACTCCCGAGTTCCGCATCGTGAGACAGGTGGCCCGCGATCGCGGCCTCCCGGTCGAGCCCCTCGCCCGGCGCGCCTTCGGGACGTGGCTCGTGGCGGTGGGCGGCGTCGACCCCGAGGCGATCCCCTACCTGACGCGCGGTGGGATCCTGGGGCCATGAGCAACGTCGACCCCAACGCCTGGCGCAACTGGAGCCCGGCCGCTCAACAACAAGCGCTGGAGAAGCTGAAGGCCCGCCAGGTCGAGACGTGGCGCCCCTTCTACTGCCCGGTCCCCGGCTGCAACGGCAAGCCCCACGGCGAGTGGGAGTGGAACCATGCGCGGGCCGATCAACACCCGCCCACCGACAACGAGTGGCTGTGTTGGTTCCTGCTCTCGGGGCGTGGCTCGGGCAAGACGCGCACGGGGTCGGAGTACACCCACCGGATGACCGAGTTCACCGGGCGGATGGCCTTCGTCGGGGCGACCGGCCCCGACGCGCGAGACATCATGATCGAGGGCGAGTCAGGCCTCCTGACGATCGCGCCACCCGGAGCCCGGCCCCACTTCGAGCCCTCCAAGCGACGGCTCACGTGGCCCAACGGGTGCATCGGCACCGTCTTCTCGGCCGAGGAGCCCGATCGCTTGCGCGGCCCGGAGCACGGCTACGCCTGGGTCGACGAACCGGCCCACTTCGCCCTCATCGGGGAGGTCTGGGACAACCTCATGTTCGGCTTGCGGATCGGGCGGCGACCGCGGGTCGTGTGCACGACGACCCCCAAGCCCCGCCCGTGGGTCAAGGAGCTGCTCAAGGAGCCGAGCACGCGAGTCGCCAGGGCCAGTACCTACGACAACCTCGACAACCTTGCCCCGGCCTTCGCCGAGCGAGTGCTCAGGCGGTACCAGGGAACCCGACTGGGGAGACAGGAGCTCTACGGCGAGGTCCTGGAAGACGTCGAGGGGGCGTTGTGGACGTGGGAGATGATCGAGCCCGACCGACTGGCGCGGGCGCCCGAGTCGATGACCCGGATCGTCGTCGCCGTCGACCCGGCCGGAGGCGCCAAGGCCCGCAACGACGAGACCGGCATCGTCGTCATCGGGAGCCTCGATGACCACCTCTACGTCCTGGCCGATCGCTCGGGGCGCTTCTCGCCGTACGGGTGGGCGATGGCGGTCGACGCCGCGTACGAGGAGTTCTCGGCCGACGCGGTGATTGCGGAGACGAACTACGGCGGCGACATGGTGATGAGCAACTTGCGCGCCGCGGGCGTCAACAAGCGCGTCATCGGCGTCCATAGCCGCAAGGGCAAGGCGATCCGCGCCGAGCCGATCGTCGGCGTCTACGAGCAACACCGCGCCCACCACGTCGGCACCTTCCCCGAGTTGGAGGAGGAGCTCACCACGTGGCAGCCCTACGAGGACAAGGACTCGCCCAACCGCCTCGACGCGCTGGTCCACGGGGCCGTCGCCGTTCTCGGGCGCAAGCAGATGGCCGACATCGCCTCCCCGAGCTCCTTGCGCCGCAACGCCGAGTCCCGCGAGGCCGAGTCGATCGCCCGCGCCCGCCGCCATCTAGGAGTGCCCCGATGAGGATCTGCGTCTACGCCATCATGCGCGACGAGTCGGTCAACGTGATGCCGTGGTTGGAGTCGGCCAACGACGCCAACGACTTGTTCGTGCTCGACACCGGCTCCGTCGACGGGACGCCCGAGCAACTCAGCGCGGGCGGGGCTCACGTGCGCGAGGCCGTCTTCGACCCGTTCCGCTTCGACGACGCCCGCAACGCGGCGTTGGCGCTGGCGCCCCCGGCCGACTTGTACTTCCGCCTCGACGCCGACGAGCGGCTGCCCCCTGACTGGCGCGAGCAGATCGAGGACAACTACGACGAGCGGGTCCCGCGCTACCGCTACCGCGTCCGCAACACCGACGGCATCTGGGGCACGATCACCCGCGACGACCTCCACCGTCGCGGTGGCTTCCGCTGGAAGTACCCGACCCACGAAGTGCTCGTCGGGCCGCTCGTGGCGATGGACCTGCCGCGCCTCGTCGTGACCCACTCCCACCAAGGCCGTCGACCCCACCACGAGTCCAACCTGGCGACGCTCGCCAACGCCGTCGAGGAGTACCCCGGCGACGCCCGGATGCGCTTCTACCTCGCCCGCGAGTTCTGGTACGCGGGCCAGTGGGCCGACTGTCGGTTGGCGATGATGAACTTCTTGGACCTGCCCAACGGGTGGGGCGCGGAGCGGGCCGAGGCCTACCGCATCCTGGCGGCGATCGACGACTACCCCGAGCGGTGGTTGTGGAAGGCGGTCGGTGAGTGTCCGGAGCGGCGCGAGCCGTGGGTCGACCTGGCCCGGTTGTACCTGCTCGGGGGCGAGCCCGAGCGGGCGCTGACGATGGCCAAGGAGGCCGACCGGCGCGAGGACGAGTCGCTCTACACGACCGACCCGCGCGCTTGGGGCGATGGGTTCGACGAGTTGGCCGACGAGATCGACCACGCCCTCGCCGAGTCCCTGCGGTGACTACGTTCGGAGCGGACGCCCCGGATGACACTCGGTGGTCGATGACTCCGGTGACGAATCGGACGAGGCCGAAGAACAGCCAGGCCTCACACCAGCCTGATCGGTGCTGGCGCAACCTCGGGGAGCATCAGGGCCGGGGCGTCCAACCGATCCACCCGCTCCGAGCGAAGCTGGTTGATGGCCGTGATGATCGGGCTCGGATCGCCCTCGTCGGCGTGCTCGTGGATCCAGATGAGCGAGCGCCGGGAGAGGATGTGATCCTCCCGCCACTCGTGACGGATCAGGTCGTGCAGTTCCATCGTCGGCTCCCCTCGATGCCGCCCACGATGGACGTCAATCGTCCCACAGGAGGGGGACGGTGACCACGTTCAACCGCATCACCACCAGCATCGAGCAGGCCCGCGGCGGCGGCTTCCGCATCCGCATCCGCTACTGGTCGACCGAGCACCAACAGGTGCAGTACGAGCTGTCCCAGCGGGTCTTCGGCTCCCCGATCGAGGCCGAGGACATGGCCGTGCGCGTGGCCCACTCGTTGCGGGAGCGGCTCGGATGATCGCGGACGCCTCCCCGCTGTCCTTCGACGACCCGTTCGTCCTCGTCTGCGCGGCGGTCGTGGCCGTCCTGGCGGTGGCCCGGTTCACCCGGCTCATCGTCGACGACGACTACCCGCCGACCCGCTGGCTCACGGAGCGCTTCGTGCGGTTGGTCCCCGAGAAGTGGGGCGTGCTCGTCGAGTGCTCGTGGTGCACGTCGCCGTACGTCGCGGCGATCATCGTCGGCTGGGCGTGGGCGACCGATCTCCACTGGTCGTGGTGGTTCGTCAACTCGATCGCCGCGCTGTCGTGGCTGGCCGGGTTCATGAACGCCCGCGACATCCCCCCCGACCAACGAGGGTGAGTCGCCCGGTCCTGCTCGACCTGTTCTGCGGCGCGGGCGGCGCAAGTATGGGATACATGCGCGCCGGGTTCCGTGTCATCGGCATCGACCGCACACCCCAGCCGCGCTACCCCTTCGAGTTCCGCCGCGGCAACGCGCTGTGCCCGCCGATCGGACTGCGCCACGTGGCGGTGATCCACGCCAGTCCTCCGTGCCAGGCGTACTCCCAGGCCAACAACATCCACGGCAACGTCCACGTCGAGCTGCTCGACGCGACGCGCGAGCTGCTCGTGGGCTCGGGTCTGCCGTACGTGATCGAGAACGTGCCCGGCGCGCCGCTCGTCGACCCGGTGCTCGTGTGCGGGCGGGCGCTCGGCTGTGGCGTCAAGCGCCACCGTCACTTCGAGAGCAACTTGCCGTTGGTCGGCACGACGTGTCCTCCCGGCCACCCCGGCCACTGGCTCTCGGTGTACGGCAACTCGGCCATGACCCGCGGCGAGAAGGTCGGCCGCTTGCCGAGCGACCGCGGCAACAAGATCAGCCGCGCCCACGTCGGCACCGAGGCCGGTCGTCGCGCCATGGGCATCCCGTGGATGACGATCAACGAGCTGTCCCAGGCGATCCCCCCCGCCTACACCGAGTTCCTCGGGCGCCAGATCGCTACGCTCCTCTCGCCGGAGCCGTCGTCGCGTCATGGGTGACGATGCCGGGAGTGCCCGCCGACCGGTGGCGGGTGCTCCCGGCCCGGTTCACCGGGCGTAACGTGTCGGTCCCAATGGCACGGGCTCGTCAACCGGCGCCGACTCCGCCCAACGGCTTCATTGCCTCCGCCGTGCGCTTGCCGACCGCGAGCCGCAACCAAGCGGGCCGCTCCGAAGGTTGGCAGGGTCAGGCGTGGCAGTACTGGGAGACGGTGGGCGAGCTGCGCGCCGTGTCGGTGTGGATCGGCAACGTGCTGTCGCGGGCCCGGCTGATCCCCGGCAAGCGCGAGGGTCGGATGATCGTGCCGCTGACCGATGCGAGCCACCCGGCCTCGCTGGCGATGGAGGCGCTCTACGGCGGGCCGCAAGGCCAAGAGGAGATGCTGCGCCAGTACGGCATCCACGACACCGTGGCGGGCGAGTTCTACATCGTCAACACGGCCAAGGACGACCGCTGGTACTCGCTCGCCGCGGGCAAGGTGACCCAGCTCCCGGGCGGCAAGCTCCAGGCCGACTTCGGCACCGAGGGCGGCTCCCAGCCGCTCGGCGCCAACGATCTCGTCATCCGCCAGTGGACGCCACACCCGCGCGACCCGACCCGTGCTGACTCAGCAGTCAGGAGCAACCTGACGACGCTGGCCCAGATCGTCGGCTACGACCAGCACATCTCGGCCCAGATCCGTTCCCGCCTGGCGGGCGCGGGCGTGCTGTTCCTGTCGAACGAGGTGCAGTTCCCGGTCCCCGAGGGCGCCGATCCCAACGCCTCCCAGGCCCAGATCTTCATGTCGCTGCTCGGGGAAGCGATGATGACGCCGATCCAGGACCCCGGCGACCCGAGCGCGCTGGTGCCGATCGTGGCGATGGTGCCGACCGAGAGCCTCGGCAAGAACGAGCACCTGAAGTTCTGGACCGACCTCGACGAGGCGGTCGTCGAGATGCGCGACGCCGGGATCAAGCGGTTGGCCCTCGGGATGGACGTGCCGCCCGAGGTGTTGCTGGGGATCGCCGACGCCAACCACTGGAACGCCTGGCTCTCGGAGGAGAGCGCGGTGAAGGCCCACCTGGAGCCGCGCCTCGGCAACTTCGCCTGGGGTCTGTCGACGCAGTACCTGCGCCCGGCGCTGAAGGGTCAGCTCCCCCGTGGCGAGACGCCCGAGGACTACTACGTCCTGGCCGACACGTCGTCGATCCGCCTCCGCCCGAACCGCTCGTCCGAGGCCATCGAGCTGTACAACCTGGGCGAGCTGAGCGGCGAGGCGCTGCGCCGGGAGACGGGCTTCCAGCCCGAGGACAGCCCCGAGCAGCCGGAGTTCGAGCGGTGGCTGCTCAAGCGAATCTCGACCGGCGCCGTCAGCCCCGAGCAGACCGCCGCCGCCCTCAAGCTCTTGGGCATCGACCTCGGAGAGCTCACCGCACCGGTCACCCCGCCCGCCGACCACACACGCATCGACACCGAGCCCGCGCTGGAGGATCGCACCCCACCCGAGCTGGAGCAGGGTCGGGCGCGGGCGAACCAACCGGCCGGGCTCGCCGCGGCGTGCGACGTGTTGGTGTACCGGGCGCTGGAGCGGGCGGGCAATCGCCTCCGCAACGTCCACCCGCGCACCGACACCTCGATGATGGCGGCGATCGACGTCTACCGGACGCTCGTCGGGGAGCCGGACCACCTGCTGTCGGGGGCGTGGGACTGCGCGACCGACGTGCTCGGTCCGTACACCGACGACCCGGCCCCCGTCATCGACACCCTCGACTTCTACGTGCGCGGCCTGCTCAGTTCGCAGCGCCCGCACTCGCCCGTCGTGCTCGGGGCGCTGCTCGCCTCGGCGCCGACCCCGCTGGAGGCGGTGGTCCGTGGCTGACGCAGCGGAGATCGCGGCGCTCATCCGCAACGAGATCGAGGATGCGCTGACCGAGTTCGACCCGATGCCCCGGCAGCGTCGGATGCGCGAGGCGGCACGCGACGCCTTCCTCATCGCCTACAACGACCTCACCCCGACCGACGTGACCGACGTGACCAACGAGGAGGCCGCCAACTTCGTCGGGTCGTTGCAGAACATGTTCTCGCTCACCGACCCCGACGGCACGCCCGAGCAGACCGACCGCATCGCCGGGATCATGGGCGTGGCGGCGATGAACGCGGCGACGGTGGCCGCCAACCCCGGCGCCAACAAGACGTGGATCACGATGCGCGACGACCGCGTCCGCGAGACGCACGTCCCGATGCACGACGTGACCGTGGGGTCGCTGGAGACGTTCGACGTGGGCGGGTTCGACCTGCTCTACCCCGGCCAGCCGGTCGGTCCCCCGGAGATCTGGATCAACTGTCGATGCAAGTTGGCGGTGGGTGGAACACTCACCTCGGGAGGCGACATGGACCCAGCCGACACCGTGAGCAGCGCCCTGGAGACGGGCGCCCACGTCCACTCCTGGACGCCGGGCGACCACAGCCACAGCTTCTCGATCGATGACCCCGACACCCTCGTCGCTCGCGAGTTCGACGCCGCCAAGCGGCGAGCGATGGCCGACCGCGGCACGGCGATGCCCGATGGCAGCTTCCCGATCTCCAACGTCGAGGACCTCCGCAACGCCATCCAGGCCATCGGGCGGGCCAAGGACCCCGAGGCCGTCAAGCGCCACATCCGCAAGCGGGCGCGGGCGCTCGGTGCGACCAACCTGCTCCCCGAGTCGTGGACGGCGAGCCTCGATGCCGCCGTCAACACCCACGACGCGCCGGGCTGGGTCACCAACCCCCGCGAGACGCAACGGCTGCGGACGTACTGGACGCGCGGCGAGGGCGCCGGGAAGATCCGCTGGGGTCAACCCGGCGACTTCGACCGCTGTCGATCCCAGCTCCGCAAGTACGTCTCCAACCCGAGCTTCCTCGCCGGGACGTGTGCCAACCTCCACTACGTGGCCCTCGGCTACTGGCCGAACCAGGGTCCCCACGAGGGCAAGCACGGCCACGCCTCTGCTGCCCCACCCGCCTTCGATCCCGACTTCGACACCGAGGAGTCCGCTGCCGTGACTGCCGCCTTCACCGCCGCCGCCGAGCTGACCGACGAGCTGCCTCCTGCCGAGTGGTTCGCCGACCCCCAGCTCGACGGGCCGACCCCGCTCACCGTCTCCGACGAGGGGCGTGTGGTCGGCCACCTCGCCACCTTCGACACCTGCCACGTCGGCGTGTCGGGGAGCTGCCAACTGCCGCCGCGCAGCCAGCACGACTACGCCTACTTCCGCACCGGGGAGGCGATCACGGCAGGCGGGCCGGTCCCGGTGGGCCAGATCACGATGGACACCGGCCACGCTGGGACTGACCTCGGTCCGACCGCTGCCGTCTCACACTACGACGACACCGGCACCGTGGTCGCGGACGTCGCGGCCGGGGAGGATGCCCACGGCATCTGGGTCGCGGGCATGGTGCGGCCGGGGACAACGGAGAGCCAGCTGCGGACGCTGCGCGCCGGGAGCCTGAGCGGTGACTGGCGTCGCATCGGCGGCAACCTGGAGCTGGTGGCGGCGCTCGTCGTGAACGTCCCCGGCTTCCCCATCCCGCGCACCCAGGTCGCCTCAGCCGGGGGCACCGAGTTCGCGCTGACCGCGGCGGCGATCGTCGCCATCGACCCCAACGCTCACGACGCCGACCGCATCGCGGTGGCCGTGATGGCGGCGATGGATCAGCGCACCGCCGACGCCAAGCGCCGCGAGCGCGCCGCGGCACTGGCCGCAGACATCACCGACCTGCGAGTGAACGCGCTCGCCGCCGCAGTGGGAGGCTGAGGACATGGCTGACGCCAAGACCAACATCACCGACGAGGGCGACCACCGGGGAGCCACCGTCACGACGCTCGTCTCCGCTCACGACCGCGGCTCGCGCGACTACAACCAGCGCGTCGGGGAGGGCGACCCGTTCGGCTCCAACGGCCCACCCGCGCCGACCCCGCCGCCAGCGACCGGCGCCACCGCGGGCTCGCCGGGCTCGTGGACGCCCGCTGGCTCGACGCCACCGGCCGACGCAGCCGCCGCGTCGAGCATCACCGCCAGCCCGACCACCGCGTGGACGACCGGCCAGTACGTCCAGGGCTCGACCGCTGGCGCTCCCGGCGAGATGACCTGGAGCGGCACCGGCTGGGTCGGGGGGCGTGCTCCCTGATGGGCTGCGGCTGCGGCAAGAAGCGCAAGTACCTCGTCACCACCAAGGCGGGCGTGCAGTCCACCGTCGACACCCTCTCGGCTGCGATGCAGATCATCCGCAAGGAGGGCGGCAACTACAAGCCGATCAAGGTCTGATCAGCCGCCTCCGGTCGGCCCGGTCAGATCCTCGACCGGCGCGTCAGGTGCCACCTCGCGCACGGCGTCGATCCCGTTGAGGGCTCCGGTCAGCGACGTGTAGCCCTCGGACACGGCGATGATCTCGCCGTTGTCAGCCCTCAGACGCCACCGCCGCTCACCCGCCTCGTCGATGTAGACCTCGTACTGCGCGCTCATGGTTCCCACTGTGACACCCAGGGTGTAGCGTCCCGCCCCAGACGACCGAGGGTCCCTGTCGAGCGAAGCTCCAGGAACCCGCTGACGCCGCTGAAGCGGCAGGCGCGGTTGGCGAACGATCCTCAACACCCGTCCCTCTCGACCTGCGGAGGCTGTGATGTACGAGCTCCCGGAGAACCTCACCGCCCAGTCGGCCGAGGAACTGCAAGCACTGATCGACGGAGGGCTCGATGCCCTGCGCGCTCTCAAGATCACGGCCGAGTCCTCGGAGGAGGACGTGGCCGAGGGCGAGCGCATCGTCGCCGCGATCAAGACCGTGCAGGGGGAGGTGTCCCGGCGCGCCGCCGACGCCACCCGCAAGACGCGCGCCGACGCGCTTCAGACGTTCGCCACCACCACGCCCGAGGAGCCCGAGGCACCGGCCGAGCCGGAGACGCCCGCCGAGCCGGAGGCCCCAGCCGAGCCGGAGGCCATCGTGCCCGATGAGGTCATCCAGCCCGAGCCGGTGACCGCTGCCGGGTCGCCCGCTCGCCGCGCTGCCGCCAACGCGGCGCCGATCACGGTGCCCGCCCGCCGCACGGAGGCCGTGAGCCTGCTCGCCGCGGCCGACGTGCCGGGCTTCCCGACCGGCGCCCCGCTCGACGGCCTCGCCGCCGTCGTCTCCGCGGTGCTCAACCGGTGCAAGGGTCTGCCGACCACCCGCATCGGTGGCGCCGATGGCGTGCGCCACCGCTACGGCGCTGCCCTGATCCAGAAGAACGGCTACGGCGACATCAGCCAGGCCGCGGATCACGACGACTACCACCTCGTGTGGGCGGCCGGTGATGAGCGTCGCCTGCCCGGCAACTCCCTCGTCGCGGCAGGCGGCTGGTGTGCTCCGAGCGAGACGCTGTACGACCTGTGCCAGTTCGAGACGGTCGACGGCATCCTCTCGATCCCGGAGATGCAGATCACCCGCGGCGGCATCCGCTGGACGCAGGGTCCCGACTTCAGCGACATCTACGACGCCTGCGGCTTCGCGCTGACCGAGCAGGAGGCCATCGACGGGACCGCGCAGAAGGACTGCTGCATCGTCGACTGCCCGCCGTTCGACGAGATCCGCCTCGACGCGGTCGGCCTGTGCGTGAAGACCCCGCTGCTGACGAACACGGCCTACCCCGAGCTGGTGCGCCGGTTCATGGAGGGCGCGCTCGTCGCCCACCAGCACAAGGTCAACAAGCGGATCATCGACGACATCACGGCCGCGGCCGGGACGGCGACGCTGCTCAACGACAACGGCTCGCTGGAGCAGACGCTGGCCCAGGTCGAGCTGCTCGCCGTGGGAATGCGCTACCGCTACCGCATGAGCCAGACCCAGAGCATCGAAATCGTCGCGCCGTTCTGGCTGCGGACGCTGCTGCGCATGGACATCGCCCGGCGCCAGTTCGTCAACCCGTCCGAGGTCAGCGACGCGTCGATCAACAGCTGGTTCACGGCCCGCAACCTGATGGTCCAGTGGGTCTACGACTTCCAGGACCTCGACGTCGATCCGAACTGCACGGTCGCGGTGCCCGCCACGGTGACGATCCTGATGTACCCGGCCGGGACCTGGATCAAGGGCTCGGCCGACGTCATCAACATCGACTCGGTGTACGACTCGACGGGCCTGTCGGAGAACGTGTTCACGGCGCTGTTCATGGAGGAGGGCATCCTCGCCGTCCAGCGCTGCACGCACACGTGCGCCTACACCTTGCCCGTCTGCGTCAGCGGCCGCACCGGCGCCGCCGACCTGACCGGCTGCTACACGTTCGGCGCCGACGTCACGCCGTGATCTGTGAGGGGAAGCGCGAGCGAGAGGAGGTGAGTCGATGGCAGAGATGATCGCTGGAGCGCGATGGTTCCTTGACGTACCAGCGCCGCCCGTCCTTGGCGGTGGCGTTCTGTCGGTCGCCCGCGTCATCGACAACCCTCCGACGCACGCGCTGATGGGCTCCGAGTACACGACCGATGCGTGTGCAACGGCCCAGGAATGGCTCGAAGACTGGTGCGACATGACCCCGGCCACCCAGAAGGTGTTCGACACCGGCTGGGAGCTCGTGACCGGCGACCCGTTCGTCGCCTACACCGGCCTGGAGTGCATGCTCACGACGCTCAACGAGGCCAAGGGTCGGGTGCTCGATCGGTTCGCCTACGCCGAGAGCCGCTCGGTCGACAAGAACATCGCCGCCTGGCTGAGCGCCAACGCGGCGGTCGACCTCGGCGGTCCCTTCCCGGTGAACGAGGCCATCGGCATCGCAGAGGCGTACGCGGCGACGGTGTACGGCGGCGTCCCCACGCTGCTCATCCCGCGCCAGTACGTGGCCTGCGCTTGTGGCTACGCCGTGCGCTCCAACCTCGACGGCTCGCTGGCAACGTGCCAGGGCGCCCAGGTCGCCAACATCACCACCCCGATCACGCTGCCGGTCGTGGCCGACGCGCCGGGGACGATGTACGTGACCGGCCAGATCACGCTGCTGCGCGGCGCGATCAGCTCGTACTCGACGCCACAACAGGTGCTCGACGACACCGGGCGCTTCGCCCCGCCCCGCGCGCTCGCCGAGCGCATCTACGTCCCACTCATCGAATGCCTGACCGCCAAGGTCCAGGTGACGTGCTCATGAACCAGAGGAGCTAGCGATGGCGAATCCCAAGTCCTTCCCCCTGGTGCGCGGTCGGGTCATGCGCGTCACCAAGGTCGACGGTTGCTGCGCCCCGGTCTTCGGCGACGACAACCAGGTCGTCACCGAGGGCTTCGTCTCGGTCGCCCTGACGGCGAACGTGAACGAGCCCGAGGAGATCAGCGTCGTCAACGCCGCGGGCAAGACCTGCGTCCGCGACCCAGGGTGCCCCGAGTTCCAGGGCTACAACGCCGAGATCACCTTCTGCGAGGTGTCGCCGTGCCTGTTCTCGCTCGTCACCGGCCAGCCCTCTGTCATGGACGGGGACGGCGAGGTCATCGGCTTCCGCATGAACACGTCGGTGTCGACCTGTGACAGCGGCTTCGCGCTGGAAGTCTGGATGGGCGTTCCGGGCGTGGCTTGCTCGGGCGATGCAGGGGCGTTCGGTTACCTGCTGCTGCCGTGCCTCCAGGGCGGCGTCGTGGGCGACTTCACGATCGAGAACGCCGCCGTCACGTTCACGGTGACCGGCGCGGTCACCAAGGACGGCAACGGCTGGGGCGTCGGCCCGTACAACGTCGTCGAGGACGCGGCCGGTGTCGACGGCCCGCTCCCCGATCCGCTGGACCCCGACGACCACCTCTACGTCATCTTCACGACGCTGGCTCCGCCCGCGCCGACCGATGGCTGCGTCCCGCTCGTCCAGGGCGGCGGCGGTGGTGGAACGGCGGCGACCGGCGCCACCGAGGTCGCTGGTGCTGGTGGCACGTGGAGCCCCGGTGGCTCGACGCCGCCTGCCTCCGTCAGCGCCTTGCAGTCGGCCAGCCCGGCGATCACGGCCAGCCCGACCACGGCCTGGTCGACCGGCAGCTTCGTGCAGACCGGCACCGCTGGTGCCGCTGGCCAGGCCCACTGGGACGGCAGCGCCTGGGTCGCCGGAGTGGCGCCCTGATCTGAGGGAGGATTGGCGGCATGACCGCCTGTGTTCCCTGGGAGCCCGACTTCGGTTGCTGCGACGAGTGGGCCACGCTCGAACCCGAGTTGCAAGAACGCGCCGAGACACTGGCGTGGTCGACGTTGCGAGTGCTGACCGCGGGCAGGGTCGGCAACTGCCCCATCACCATGCGCCCGTGCCTCAGCGCGCCATGCTCAGTCTGCAACCCCGGAGGCCAGTGGATGATGCCGTTCATCCGCGACGGCAACTGGTACAACGCGATCTGCGGCACCGACCCCTGCTCGTGCGAGCGGCTGTGCGAGATCGTCACCCCCGGCCCGATCGCCATGCTGACCCAGGTGACGGTCGACGGAACGGACATCCCGCTGGACAACTTCCGCGTCGATAACGGGAACCACCTGGTCAGGACGGACGGAAACTGCTGGCCGAGCTGCCAGGACATGAACCTCGCGCTGACCGAGCCCGGCACCGTCGGCATCACCTACGTCCCCGGCATCATCCCCGACGCGGCCGGGCTGTGGGCGGCGGGCGTGCTGGCCTGCGAGTTCGCCAAGGCGTGCTCGGGCAAGACCTGCCGCCTGCCCTCGACGGTCACGTCCGTCTCGCGTCAGGGCGTCACGATGACGATGGGCGGCGCGGGCCTCGGCATCAACGCGGCGCCCGAGATGTTCCCCGGCAACATGACCGGCATCCGCGAGGTCGACGCCTACATCGCCACGGTCAACCCGTACGCGCTGAAGGTGCCACCGATGGTCTGGAGCCCTGACCTCCCGGCGACGCGCCACCGCTACACGACGTGGGCGGGCACGCCGTGACCGTGGTCGACCCGATCGCGCCGCCGATGGTGGCGATGGCGATGCAGGCGCTGAGCGAGTGCGTGTGCGAGCAGCTGGAGGAAGTCGGCGCGGGGCCGACGTGTTGGTGCGGCATCCTGCCCGGCGCGGCGGTGGCGTGGGACTACTGCGCGGGCGAGTGCTCGTCCGACCGCTGCGGCATCGGCTGGGTGCGGCTGGTGTCGGTGTTCCCCTACGGCATCTTCCCGACGCCCCAGCCTGACGACCACTGCACGCTCCCGCTGGCATGGGCCGTCGAGGTCGGCGCACTGCGCTGCATGCCGATCATGGTCGACGGCTCGCCGCCTCCCCCCGCCCTCATGAACGAGGTAGCGCTGAACCAGATCCTCGACGCTCGCGCCCTGCACTGGGCGATGAAGTGCTGCGACCTGCCCGTGGCCGCCAACGTCTACACCCCGCTCGGTCCGGACGGCGGCTGCGTCGGAGGGGCCTGGCAAGCCTGGCTGACGCTCGACTGATGGCGAAGGTCGAAGTCAGCATCCCGGACGCCAACATCATTCGCGTCCTCAACTCTCCGGGCGGTCCGGTGTCGAACTGGCGCGACCAGGTCGGCCAGCGCGTCGTCAACACGGCGCGCACCCTCGCCCCCGTCAACAGCGTGCTCAACGCCCAGCACCGCGGCGGCGGGGTCGGCGAGTACAAGGCGTCGTTCGACTGGGAGCGCGGCCACTCCGGCAACCAGCACCTCGTGCGCGCCGTGATCACCAACTTCTCCGACCATGCCATCTACGTCGAGCTCGGACGTGGCCCGTCCTACTCGCGGCAGGTGTTCTCGTGGACCGGCTGGGGTGGTCAGACCAGGGCCGTGCACGCGACGCGCGGCTGGGCCGGGCAACACGTCATGCAGCGGGCGCTCGATCAGGTGGCGCTGACTGCGGTGTAGGTTCCCGTGACCATGAGGCAATTCGGAACCGCTGCACGGCGTGGAGTCGCGGCCGTCAACAACCCAGCAGACATCGTGTTCCAGTGGGAGCGATCCGAGAACGTCTGGGTCGACATGACCGCCCACCCTCCGACCACCGGCCAGATCGCCCTGTTCCTCGGCCACCAGGGCACAGGCGCGGCGGGCGTGCGGGCGATGTTCGAGCTCCTCTCCACCGTCCTCGACGACGCCGACTACGCCATCATCGAGGACCAGCTGCGCGATGGGCTCGACGTGCAGGTCATCGTCGAGCTGGTCCAGTACCTGACGGAGGAGTGGTCCGGCCGCCCTACGTCGCCGCCCTCCGCATCGCCAACATCGCCATCGAGCACTGGGTTGTCATCGACGGAGAGAACCCTGGCTGCGATCCCCTGAGCCTGCCGCCCGACCGGTTCTTCAACCACGTGCAGTGGTGGGCGATGCAGCGGGTCCGTGATGTCGACCGCTTCCTGGCCGATCTGGAGCGTCCGCTGCCCCAGGCGCCAGGCGCGCCGCGCGTCGTGACCGAGCGCGATCTGGAGCAGGACGCCGAGAGCTTCATGGCCTTCGCCAAGGCGTTCGGCATCTCGCCGCCCAAGCCTCGTGCTACGGCCAACGGCGACGCTGTCGTAACCTCTGCGCCAGCTTCGTGAGGTAGGGAGAGCCCGTGGCGCGCAACGTCGGCAGCATCGAGGTCACTGTCGATGCCAACACCGGCAAGCTCAAGGCCCAGATCACGCGGGCGGGCGAGGAGGCGGGCAAGGCCGGTGGCAAGGCCATCGAGGAGGGCCTGTCCGACGTCGACGGCCGAGAGCTCATCGCCAAGCTGAAGAAGATCAAGGCCCAGGCCGAGCGCGCCCTGTCCGGGGTGGAGATCGACATCGGCGTCGACAAGGCCAAGGCCCTGGCCGACATCCGAGAGCTGGAGCAGCGGCTGCGCGCCGCGCAGCTCGAAATGCATGTCGAGCCCGATCTGCGCACGGTCGGCCTGGAGGCCGAGATCGCCCGGATGCGCCAGCGCCTGCTGAACGATCTCGACCTCACCGTCGAAGGCAAGCTCAACGACAAGCGCCTCCTGGCCGATGCCGAGAAGGCCAAGCACCTGATGGAGACGGTGCTCAGCCGGGTTGAGGCGCGCGTCGAGATCGCCATCGACAAGAACCAGACGAACGCTCAGCTCACGGCCCTCCACGCCGAGATGGAGCACCGCCTGTCCGACATCGAGGCGGACATCGGCGTCAACGACACCCAGGTCATCGCGGACCTGCGCCGTCTCCAGGCCCGGCTGCAAGCCGAGCACCTGCTGCTGAAGATCGAGGGGGAACTGGACCCCGACATCGAGCGCAAGATCCGAGCGCTGGAAGCGCGCCTCGGCAGCTTCCGCATCAACGTCACCGGCCAGGTGAACCGCGGCGACTTCGCCGTCATCAAGAAGCAGATCCAGGCTCTGCTCGGTGAGGTCGATGCCAACGTCGACCTGCAACTGTCGATCGACGAGGCCGTCGCCAACGTCGAGGCGCTCAACGCCGAGCTGAAGCGCTCGGGCAAGCTCCCGGTCGACGTCGACCTGACAGAGGCGCGCCGCTCGCTGGAGGTCTTCCGCTCCATCCAGGAGCACAACGACATCGAGCTCCCCGTCGACATCGACATCAGCTCGCTCGATGCTGCGCTGGCGCGGATGGAGGCGCAGTCAGCGGCCAGTGGCGGCGACTCCGGTGACGCCTTCGCCAAGGCCTTCCAGTCGAAGTCCGGCGACGGGTTCAAGCTGCTCCCCGGACAGGTCAAGGAGTGGGCGCCGCTGATCGGCGTGGCCCTCGGCCCCGCGGTGCAGTTGCTGGAGGGGGCGCTGGGCGGCGCCCTCCAGGTCGTCTCGTCGGCCTTCTCGGCGCTGGGCGGCGCGGCCGGTGCCGCGACACCGATCGTCGCCGGACTCGGCGCGGTGATGGGGGCGGTCGTCATCGGCTCGCTCGGCATGGGCAAGGCCATCAAGGCCAGCTCCGAAGCCTTCACCGAGATGGAGGACACTGGCACCGTCAGCGAGGCGACCTTGAAGAAGGTCGACAAGGCGATGCGCAACCTGACCCCCGCGGCGCGCGAGGTGGCGCAGGAGATCGCGGCGATGCTGCCGCAGTTCCGCAACCTCCAGGACATCGTGTCGTCCCACCTGTTCGCAGGCATGGGGGCCGAGCTGCACTCGCTGAGCGCGGAGACGCTCCCCGACCTGACGGCCATGTTCTCGCTGGCCGCCGACAGCGCCAACCGCTTCGGCAAGCAGATGCTCGATGCGCTCCGCGGCATCGACTTCACGGGCACCTTCGCCGCCGTGCAGCCCGCCATCGACGCGCTCGGCCGGGCCATCGCCAACGTCGTGCGGGCCATCGAGCCCTTCCTGAAGGCCGCGGCGCCCGCGGCCCGAGAGCTGGCGAACTGGATCGAGGAGGGGTCCAAGTCCTTCCTCAACATGGTCCGGGCGGGCGCGGGCAGCGGCAAGATCACCCAGTTCCTGCTGGAGGGCGTCTCGTCGCTGAAGGACTGGGCGCGCCTGATCGGGGCGGTCGGGGACGCGCTGTTCACGCTGTTCCAGGCGGGCAAGTCGGGCGGCGACGGCATGGTCAAGTCGCTGACCGACATCGTCGGCAAGTGGGACGCCTGGATGGAGTCGGCCAGGGGGCAGAAGGCCCTGTCCGACTTCTTCGCCACCAGCCGTCAGCTCCTCAGCGACCTTGTCCCGCTCATCAAGGGCGTGGCCGATGGCATCGCCAACATCGTGACCCCGGCCGCGGGGACCAGCTTCCGTCAGCTCACCACCGGGCTCGGTGACATCGCGCGGGTGGCGGGCGAGCTGATCAACGTCTTCAACCGCATGAACATCACCGGCACCTTGGTGCAGGCGTTCTCCACCTTCGCCAAGGCCCTGGAGCCGGTGATCCCATCGTTGACCCGGCTGGCCGACGCCATCGGTGTCTCGCTGGCCCACGCCTTGCAGGTCGCCACCCCGTTCATCACGACCCTCGCCTCGGTCATCGGCACCCTGGCCGACATCCTCGTCCCACTGGCCCCGGCCATCGTCGCCATCGGGATCGCCTTCGCGGGCTGGAAGATCATCAGCAGCGTCATGGGCTTCGTCAACCAGGCCATCGAGGGGGTCAGCAAGCTCGGCCAGCAGTTCAGCGCGACCCAGGGGGCCATCGAGAAGTTCCCGCAGGCGCTGACCAACGTCCGTGCCGCCTTCACGGACCTCCAGGGACCCGGCATCACCTTCGCCGACAAGGTGCGCTCCTCGTTCAGCGAACTGGGGACGCAACTCCCCGCGCTCGCCCGTGGCGCCGCGGCCTCGGCTGGCGTCGCGCTCGCCTCGGGGCTCGGCATCGCCTTCGGCGCCCAGATGGTGTCGACCGGCCACGGCATGTCGGAGAAGGTGACCGGCGTGCTGACGACCATCGGGTCGGCCGTCACCGCCTTCGCCACGGGTGGCCCGATCGTCGGCGCGGCCTCGGTCGGCATCGGACTGATTGCAAACGCATTCATGAATAGCGCCCGCAAGGCCGAGGAGGCCAAGGCCGAGGTCGACGACTTCGCCAAGGCGCTGCTCAAGATGCGCGACGGGGCCAGCGACGCCGATGCCGTGAACATCGTCCTCGACAAGCTCAAGGGCAAGGGCAACGACGTTCGCGACGCCTTCCAGAAGATGGGCCTGTCGGTCGGTGACTGGGCCGACGAGGTGATCAGCGGGAGCAAGTCCGCGCAGCAGGCCACCGCCGACTGGCTGGAGACGATCGTCGGGGCCAGCGACCCGCTGGTCGAGATGGTCCGCAGCGGCAAGGTGTCGCTGGGGGATCTGCGCGCCGAGTTCGACCTCATGAACACCGACGCCGGGCTGGCGACGGGTGCCTTCGCCCACCTCGGTGACGTGCTGGCGGAGAACGACATCTCGATGCAGAGCGCGCACGGGATGTTCGAGCTCCTCAACGACTCCCAGAGCCAGCTCGGCAAGGGGGCCGAGGAGGCCGCTCGCCAGACCTTCGAGGCTGGCTCCGCGATGGACAAGGCCGCCGACTCCGGCGAGAACGCAGCTGCGGGCTTCGACGCGGCGAGCGACTCGGCCACGAAGGAGGCCGAGGCCGCGGCGACGGCCGCCAGGCAGATGGCTGACCTGGAATCCCAGCTGAAGAACACCGAGGGCACCGCCAAGGCCGCTTCCCAGGGGTTCGACTCGATCAGCGACGCCGTGTTCGGCATCGCCGGTCCGATGAGCGCGGCCGAGGTGGCGATGGCCGGGGTCGGCAAGGCCGCGGACGACGCCGCCAAGAAGGCCGATGCCTTCGGTGAGGCGATGGACAAGCTGATCTCGCCGAAGCTCGATGCCGCCGCGGCGCTGTCGGCCTACAAGCAGGGCATCGACGACATCAGCAAGTCGCTGGAGGACAACGGCAGGAGCCTCGACCTCAACAACGAGAAGGGCCGCAACAACGCCGAGGCGATCCGCTCGCAGATCGAGTCCATCGACGCCTGGGGCCAGGCCGCGCTCGCCAACGGGGTCAAGCAAGAAGACGTCAACACGATGATGCAGGCGATGCGCGACTCGCTCATCGAGCAGGTCGGCGCCTTCGACACCGCGGGGCAGTCGGCCGAGGAGTACATCAACCAGCTCGGCCTGACCCCGGACAACATCCGCACCATCGTCGAGACGCCGGGCCTGCTCGACGCGACGAAGCAGATCCTTTCCTACGACACCGACATGGACGGCATCGACGATCGCGTCGACACCACCTTCTCGGCCAACAACCTCGACTTGGTCAAGTCCGCGCTGGCCGAGTACGGGGTGGACCTGTCGAAGGTCCCCGACGACGTGCTGACCACGTTCCTCCAGCAGAACTGGCAGACCGTCCACGACCAGGCCCAGACCCTCGCCACCGACGCCCAGACGGTCACCGACACCCCAGCCACGGTGCAGATGAGCTCGACCGGCGCCGACACCGTGACCGGCCAGATCCAGGCCGTCGCCGAGGGCATGTTCGGGATCGACAACAACCCGGCCACCGCCACCGTCTCGCCGGAGGGAATCGAGCAGACCAACACCGACCTCGCCACCGTCGACTCCAACCTCAACACCGTCGACGGCAAGACGGCCAAGCCGCAGGTCGAGCTGGTGAACAACCTCATCGTGCTCGCCGTCCTGGCGACGATCACCGACGAGGTGAAGAAGCTCGACGGCATGAAGGCGTCGCCCGACGTGAAGATCCCCAACTTCGGCACCGTCGTCGGCCAGACGGTGGTGATGACCGCGCTCCTCACTCAGCTCGGCCAGCAGAAGCCCGCCCCGCAGGTGACGCTGCCGACCTTCCCTACGGTCGTCGGCCAGGTGATCGTGATGAATGCACTCATCCAGCAGCTCGGTCAGCTGCGCGCCGCGCCCAGCGTCACGCTCGCCAACTACGGCGCGGTCATCGGCCAGATCGTCGCTCTCGGCCTTGCCGTCGCCGGGCTTGACCGGATGAGCGCCTCGGTGAGCGTGAGCGCGCCGGGCCTGAACGAGACGATCAACGGCTTCCGCACGCTCAACACCCTCATCACCCAGACCAACGGGCGCGTCGCCACCGTGACCACCCGCAACGTGACCATCAACTCGACGCAGCAGGGCATGGCGGGCGCGCTCATCACTCACCCGATGAACATGAACGTCGGGGAGCGCGGGCTGCGCGAGGCGCTGATCCCGCTCGACCTGCCGCTGTCGCGAGTGAACCCGAACGTGCGCGGGATGGCCGAGCAGCTCCGTGGCGAAGGCGGCACCGTCTCGGCTGGCACGATTCTCCGCCAGGTGAACGTGACCAACAACATCGAGGTGAGCTCCTCATCCGCTGACCCGGTGGCGATCGCCACCCAGGTCATCAACCGCGCTGCGGCGATGGCGAACTGAGATGTACGTCGGCTTCATCTCGATCGGCAACGACGATCCTTTCGCCAACCCTGAGCTCGAGTCGACCGAGGTCGTCAACAACATGCGGGCCTACGCCTACGCACGATGGGCGGGCCTCGACTGGCTCAAGAGCTGCGACGAGTGCGAGGGCCTCGACATGCTCACGTCGGAGGGCAAGGGCTACGTCAGCCCGATCGCTGACCCGGCGCCGTGGTACGACGTGGACAACCCGGACTCGTACGGCTTCCTCGGCGTGGTCGGGATGGAGATCACGGGGGCGTCCGACTCGACCCGTCAGGCCAACGTCTCGATGTCCCTGTCGGGCATCGGTGTGATCGGTCCGACGTACATGGCACCGCGCACGATGGTGGTCCGCGCTCTCGCCATCGCCCGCGATGACTGTGCGCTGGAGTACGGCCTGCTGTGGCTACGGCGGCAGTACTCGACGACGATCAACCCCTGCGGCGGCGACCCGATGACCTTCTTCGACTGCTGCCCGTGTCTCTGCGACGACGAGGGGGCGGGGGGTCCGTGCTGGGCTCGGGACTACGACGAGCTGGCGGGCGGTCCGGAGTGCGACCCGACGTTCTGGCCAGCCACCTACGACGAGCTGATCGCGGGCCCGCCTGCCGACGACGAGGAGTGGTGCGACTGGGTCGACGTCTACAACGAGCTGCGCGTCGGACCGCCGCCGTGGTCGTGCTGCATCGACGAGTGCCTGGCGCCGTACATGCGCCAGTTCCACAACTCCCGCGTGACCACCGGCCCGACGATCCTGCGGCGCCCGTCGATGAGCTGCGGCGCGTTGGCCGAGGTCGAGTTCACGATCGTCGCCGCCGACCCCCAGCCTCACTCGATGCCGTTCACCGCGATTCGCGAGTTCATGGGCGGCGTGGCGAGCGACGAGATCATCGACGAGCCCGATGTGGTGGCTGCCTGATGCGCTGGCGTCGCGCTCGTCTCGTCGTCACGACCGACACGCGCGGCGTGTTGCTCGGCAGCATCCTCCCGACGATCACGCTGCGCCCGAGCGCGGCCACGGGCCGACTCCGCATCGGCCTGTGGGTCGCGGGCGATCGGCTGCTCGGCTACCAGGTCCCGCCGCTCCCGGCCAACGCCGTCTTCACGATCCGCGAGGGACGCTCCGCTGGCCCGACCGAGGGCCGGGTGTACGACTGGGGCGGCGTGTTCTGGCCGAAGCGCGGCCAGCTCATGCCGCAGGGCACCTTCACGCTGACCCTCGACCAGGAGGAGGCGCTGACGGTGCCCGTGCTCGTAGACGTGTCCGTCGAAGCCGTGGAGGACAGAGCCTGATGCCGTTCTTCTGCGGCCAGCACCGTGCCTTCATCTACGAGCGCGGCGGCCAGAACCTCATCACAGAGATCGAGCCGCTGAGCGCGGTGCGCTGGCAGCGCATCCGTGACGACGTGTCGGTGGCTGAGATCAAGGTGCCGACCCACTACTGCTGCGAGATCCTCGGGGACGTTCGCACGGTCAAGCACGAGCTGCACCTCGTCCGCAACGACCTGCCGGTGTGGGAGGGGCCGATCACCCGCATCGAGTACGAGTTCGACCAGGCCAGCATCTTCGCCGCCGACGTGCTCTGGCAGTCGACGCGCACGGTGATCAACGAGGGCTACAGCCAAGCCTCCCCGAACATCGGAAACGTCATCAACCGCATGGACTGGCTGCTGCGGGACAAGTGCTACGCGCTCCACGGCGACCCGTGGAACGTTCTGCCGCACCTCCACCCGCACAACCATCCGGGCGACCCGACCACGACCCGCGTCGTCAACGCCTGGCAGTTCTACGTGTGGGAGGACTTCGACAAGTACGCCGAGGACTACGGCGCCGACTACTGCACGGTCGGGCGCGACATCCACTACTTCGACCTCAACCTGGCCTGGAAGATCATCCCGCCCCTCGACGAGAACTACATCAGCCAGTTCCCCCGCGTCGTCGAGTACGGCAACCAGGCGGCGACGCGCGGCGTCGTCTCCAACAGCCACGGCTACGCGGGCATCTTCGAGAACCCTGACCCGGCGCTCATCGCGGAGTGGGGGCACGTCGACTGGCTGATCAGCAACGAGGGCGACGGCCAGCCGGACAACATCCCCACGCCCGAGGAGATCGCCAGCTGGACGGCGACCGCCGAGCGCAACATCGCCGACCGCATCCCGCCGCCCGTCGCCATCGTCATCCCCGCCAACACGACGCTGCTGCCCGGCTCGCCGTGGTTGATGGAGGACCTCGTGCCCGGCGCCTGGTTCCAGGCCAACGTCACCCGGCTCTGCCGGGAGGTGTCGGAGTATCAGCGCATCCACGAGGTCGTCGTCACCGAGGAGGCGCCCAGCGGTGAGACGGTGCAGTTCTCCGCAGTCTCCGCCCCGAGCAGCATGGTGATCCCCTGATGGCCAAGATCCCCGGCGAGCGCGACTCCCTCCCCGCCTTCCTGCGCGACATCGACACGCGCCTGACGCGCCAGGAGCGCCACGTCCACAACGGCGTGGCCGGTGGTGGCGCGGCTGGTCCTCCAGGGCCAACCGGCCCAACCGGACCGACCGGCCCCACTGGTCCGACCGGACTCAGCGGCACGGTCGGCGGGGTCGGTGCGACAGGACCGACCGGCCCCGCTGGACCGCCAGGAGCGACCGGCGCGATCGGACCCACCGGGCCAGCGGGCGCGACCGGCGCGCAAGGCATCGCAGGACCCACTGGAGCGCCCGGAGCGACCGGTGTGCAGGGTCCTCCGGGACCGACAGGCCCCCAGGGTCTGCTCGGCCCCACGGGTCCTACAGGCGCCGCAGGAGCAACCGGAGCGACCGGCGCCGCGTCGACGGTCCCCGGCCCCACAGGCGCCACCGGAGCCATCGGCCCGACCGGTGCGGTGGGACCGACCGGACCGCAAGGCGTGCCCGGCGTGGTCGGCCCGACCGGACCGCAGGGGGTGGCCGGACCGACCGGCCCGCAAGGAGCGCAGGGTATCCAGGGGCCGACCGGCGCTCAAGGACCGCAAGGCGTCGCTGGGACCGGCATCACGATGCGTGGCGAGGTGCCCAACGCGGGCGCCCTGCCTCCCACCGGCAACACCCAGGGCGACGCCTTCATCTCGCAGGACGACGACTCGCTGTGGATCTGGGACGGCACGCAGTGGGTGTCTGGTGGCAGCATCCAGGGGCCGCCAGGCGCGGTCGGCGCAACCGGCGCGCAGGGGCCAACCGGCGCGCAAGGCCCCGCTGGGGCGCCTGGTGCGACCGGACCAACAGGGCCGACCGGCGCGCCCGGCGCCACCGGAGCTCAGGGCACGCCCGGTGTTGCTGGCCCGACCGGACCCACCGGCCCCCAGGGCATCCCCGGCCCGACCGGCGCGACCGGTCCCGCGGGCCCGCTCGTCGCCCAGCCGATCAACTGGCTGACCGACGTGGACACGGTGGCAGACCCGCCGCAGGTCGGCCAGCAGCTCACCTGGGACGGTACGAACTGGAAGCCGGGCGAGGGCTTCATCGCGCCGCAGCCGATCAACTGGCACACCGACGTCGACACGCAGACCGTGCCGCCGATCAACGGCCAGGCGCTCGTGTGGAACGGGACGAACTGGGTCCCCTCGTCGCGCTCGATCGACAGCCTCGTCGATGTCGACACGAGCACCGTCGCGCGGACGCTCGGCCAGGCGTTGGTGTGGAACGGCTCGCTGTGGACCCCCTCGTCGGTGCTCGGTCCGGCTGGTCCCACGGGGCCGACCGGGCCGCAGGGTGTCGCTGGTCCTACCGGGCCGACCGGTCCCGCTTCGACCGTGCCCGGCCCGACCGGGCCGACCGGCGCGACCGGGGCACCGGGAACACCCGGCGCCACCGGGGCGACGGGACCGACAGGGCCGACCGGACCCACGGGCGCCACTGGCGCGACCGGAGCCGCGGGCACATCCATGAGGATTGCCGGGACCGACACGTGGGCCAACATCTCGGCCAAGCCGTGCACGCCCGGTGACGTCTGGATCACCTCCGACGCACCGGCTGGCGTCCCTGGCCGCTCATACCTCGACCAGACGCTCGGCACGGCGACCACCCCCGACACCGCCGACATGGCGGTCACCGGCCCCGTCCGTCTGTCGATCCAGTACCAGCCCGACACCGTCCCAGCGTCCGGCTTCCCCTCGCTGATCACGAAGCAGGGTCCGGGCGGGGTGCCCGAGCGCGAGTACCTGATGTTCCTGTCGACGCCGCGCGTCTACGTCTCCTCGGCCAACGCCGCAGCCGGTCAGGCGACCGCCGAGATCACGCCCGCGGTCGCGCTCACGCTCGGCGTGCCGCACACGCTCAGCGTGGACATGGCGCCCAACTCCGCCACGGTCACGATGCGCGTCGATGGCGTGACCCGCGCTGGCGCCTGGGCGACCGGCCCGCCGACGATCCCCAACACGACGGCCTCGGTCATCGTCGGCAACGTCGCGGCGGGGCTCACCGGTCGCATCCTGTGGGCGCAGCTCCAGACGCTCGATGGCTCGGGCAACGTCACCGGGACCGTCTGGCGCTTCGACCCCAACGAGCGGACCGGCACCGGCACGACGTACACCGATCCACGCGGTCGGGTGTGGACGCTGAGCGCCGCGGGCGCCATCGTCGCGGTCGCTGCCGCGCCCGGCGATGGTCTGACGTGCGTCGGCGGCACGTGGACCAACGTCGGCCCGATCCGCGGCGCGACGGGTCCGACCGGCGCCACAGGTACCGCTGGCCCGACCGGCCCGACCGGGCCAGCCTCGACCGTTCCTGGACCCACTGGCCCGACCGGGGCAACCGGTCCGACCGGCGCCACCGGCTCCGCGGGCATCGTCGTGCCGAACTCCTGCTACGTGGCGACCACCGCCAACCTCGCCGCGCTCAGCGGCCTGCTGACCATCGACGGCGTGACGCTGTTCGACGGAGCGCGCGTGCTGGTGAAGGACCAGACCACCGCATCGCAGAACGGCATCTACATCGCCTCGGCCGGGGCGTGGACGCGGGCGCCGGACATGGATGCAGGGACCGAGGTCGTCGGCACCACGGTCTACGTGCAGGCGGGCACCGTCAACGACAAGACGCTGTGGTCGGTCTGGTCGCCTGCTGCGAACTCGACGGTCACCATCGGCACGACCTCGATCATCTGGACGCGCATCGGCGTGCAGCCTCCTGCCTACGCGGGCGAGTGGCGCACCACCCCGGCCACGCCCGCCACCGACCCGAACGTGGCTCAGTTCGGCCACCTGTCGATCTTCGGCAAGGAGGGGATGCACGTCGACAACGCGGGCTACGTCCGCTTCTACGCGCGGGCCGGTACGCCGTGGAGCGGACCGAACCAGATCCAGTTCCTGGAGGTCGCCGCCGACCACGTGACCGAGCAGTGGATCGCCTCGCTCACCGCGGCGGCATTCCAGGTCGGTGACATCGCGATGGGCATCCATCCGACGTCTGGCCTGTTCGGCGTGTTCAAGCCCTCCGAGGCGGTCGGCGGTGGCCTGAACTATCTCGTCATGCGCGGGTCGGGTGGCGACCTCCTCCTCTCCTGCGGTGCGAACAACGGCATGGCGTTCCGCAGGAACGGCACCACGAACATGCTGTACCTCAACATCGACCAGACCGACTTCAGCGGCTCGGTCATCGCCAACCGGACCAACCAGCCGGGCTTCGACTGGAACACGGCGCAGTTCGTGGCGAACATGTCGGGTGGGAACCAGCAGTCCCGCATCGCGATCTACTCGCCTGGCATCGCCCCGCAGTTGCGCTCGGTGCCCGCCAACGGCGAGAAGCTGAACATCGTCAACTCTGCCGCCTCGGGCTGGGCTCCGATCCAGGCGTCCGGGTTCGAGACGGTGTCGACGATCACCACGAAGCGGGACGTCAGGGAACTCGGTATCCGCCCGCTGCGGCTGGAGCGCGAGCGCGTCGTCGTCCACCACCCGGTCGACGCCGACACGGTGCCTGAGGTCGATCTGATGGCGCTGCGCCCCGTGGCGTTCCGCCCGAAGGACCACCAGCAGCGGATCGTGCCGACTGGTGACGGGCCGATCACTGTCTCCGACGACGACTCGTGGCGGTACGAGCCCGAGGTCGGCATCCTCGGGCACGAGGGAACGCGCGAGCGCCTGGGTCTGATTGCAGAGGAGGTCGCCACGATCATCCCCTCGGCGGTCACGCACACGCGGGACGGCGACACCGTGGCGATCGACTACGCACAGGTCGTGGTCGCCCTGCTCGATCACGTGCAACGACTCACCGACGAGGTGGCGACCCTGCGCTACCGGGTCACCGAACTGGAAGGAACCGCATGAGCGCATCCTCGATCTTCCGAGCGGCGAACGATCCGCAGCTCATCAACCGCGTGCTGGCGATGGCGCAGAAGGAGGTCGTGTTCAACGCGGCCCTCGGTGACACCGTGTACGGACGCCAGCTCCGCTCCGGGATGATCAACGTCCAGCCGCTCATCTACGGCGTCGCCGTCGACACCGAAGCCGCCTACGAGTCAGCGCTCGTCGCGGGCCGCGGAGCACCCGGCTTCGACACCGACATCATCCCCGACGCCACGCTGACCGCCTCCATCGTCGCCCACTGGCCCGCTGATCCGCCTGCCGGGACGCCGTAGGGTTCGGCCGTGCCAGGCTTCACCCCGATCCAGAACTGGCCGTTTCCGGTCGACGCCGATCCCGTCGATGTCGCGGGCGATCTGCACAAGATGGCGCTCGCGCTGGACCCGAGCAGTGTCCCGTTCTTCAACTCCGTCGCGGACCGCAACACGCGGTGGCCGAACCCGCCCGAGGGTGCGCTGTCGACGCGGCACGACAAGCCTGGCGGCGGCGTGGAGCGGTTCTCCAGTGCCGGGCACTGGACCCCCGTCGACCAGGACTGGCACACTGCGCTCGTCTCGGGCTCCTACCAGTCGTACGGGACCGGCGTCGGGCTGCGCGACATCGTCACGTGCAACATCCCCGCCAAGAGCTACCGCTCGGCCGTCCTGTTCTGGGCGATGGCGCAGTGCGGGTCTGACTCCAGCGCGGTCAACGTCGTCTTCGACGTGCTGCGGCTGAGCGATGCGTTCTCGCTCGTCTCCACCGGCCTGATGGTGTCGAACGCGGCCAACGTGATGGTGGCTGCCCCGCTGATGTCGGCCTTCGTCCTGGAGGCCGGGATTGTCGGCTCGATCAAGCTGCGGGCCAACATCCAGGCCGGGTCGGGAACGTTCTACGCCGGGTCGTCGATCACCACCCTTGAGATCACTGCTGAGGTGTAGGAGGAGCTGTGTCTGACGAGTCCATCACCCGCTGCGCCGCCGACGTGGAGTTCCGAGTCCGCATCACCGACCTGCTCGCCGCGGCGGGGTCGGCGGTGCCGACC